AAAAGCGTTTCGTTCTTGTGACAACAGAATTTCGCGGCGTGTTCGCCGGGTACGCTGCGGACACGGCTGGAGATATAATCACACTCGAGGATGCGAGGTGTGCAATTTACTGGTCATCCGATGTCGGCGGATTTATGGGCCTCGCTAGCACTGGTCCAACAAAAAAATGCAGGATCGGAGCAGCGGCAGATATCGAACTTCGAAAAGTGACTGCGGTTGTGAAATGCACGTCTGGTGCTGAGCAAGCGTGGATCTCAGCGGAAACATATAAACAATGAGAGCGGAAATCTCCGGCTACGGCTACGGCTACGGCTACGGCTCCGGCTCCGGCTACGGCTCCGGCGACGGCGACGGCTCCGGCGACGGCTACGGCGACGGCTATAAAACTTTTGCAGAGCACTTAGCAAGGGAACGCGGAGAAACCGACACCGACGCTGAGTATGCGTTCTGGTTCTCGGACGCCGAAGGGAAAGCCTGCAACGGCGGAAAGGGCGTGCCCGTGATACCCGGAAGCGTGCAGGAGATTGCTGGGCCACTAGAGATTTGCACTCCGCGCGCTCTTCACGGAACGTTCAATCCGAGTCAATGGAAAGGCGACCGGCTGTGGCTTGTGGCCCTTTACCCGCCGATTCAACGAGACGGTGACAAGATCGCCTCGCTCAAGCGGAAGATCATCTGCGAGGTTCACGGCTGGAAGCGTGGGGAGAGCTAAGACATGGCGCTGGTATCTGGATGCTGCCAGCTCACGCTAGATGGACTAGCGGCCAGCGCCACCAAGAATTGAGAGGACGGCTGCGTGAGGGTCGTCGAGAAACGGAGGAAGAAGTGAGCGACGCGGTAAAAGACAAAGTGCTGTTCCAGTACGACATCCTTGATGGTCTCACACGCGAGACGCATCACTGGATTATTCCAGGCGATACGCCCGTGAGTTCAATCATCGAGCACGTTGACAACAGCCCAACAATCGTTAGGGAGAGTGTCCGCCTTTACGGCGTAACGGAAACCGAGGAGCTGTGATGACCGACAAGAGCAAGATTCTGACGGAGGATGAGCTAGAGAAAATGCTTGGGGCTGGTAGTTACTGGCCCCCGTGGATAGCAGAACACCGCAACGCGATACGCGCCCACGACGCCCTTCAACGCGCAGAGATCGAGAGGCTACGGGGGATTGAGAGCGCAGCACGGGAAGTGCTGTCTCGCGCTCCTAAGAATTACGAAGCGGACTGCGAATATGGGGATTGGGGCAACTCTGACGACGTGTATGGCTATGGCGTTGACACTGGAATGGAGCAAGCGGCCAACATTCTGCGGCCCGCCCTCGACGCAAAGGAGAAAAGCTAATGGGAGAATGGTGGCTATGGAAATTGTTAAGCAATCCCGGGAAGGCAATTGCTGACGCTGTGAGCGGAAGAGATACCGACAGAGACGTTCGGAAACGAGAACGACCCAATGACGACGACGATGATGACGACGCGGCAAAAGAGAAGCCATGAACGATAGAGACGACTTCGGTTGGCCGATTCGCATGGTCAACGGCGTACGTTTGTGCGCGAGGGAAGGATGCAAGGACGAGGAGTTTCGCATCGACGGCTACTGCTCCATCTACTGCCGCGATCAGAATGATGCCGAGATCGAGAAGCGCGAGATTGAGCAAGCCTTCGCCGCCTACCGCGCCGACGTGGAGCCGGTGTTGAGGGCGACGCTGTCGCTTATTGAGTCAATACGTTGTGGAGTGGCGAAACAAGCATCATACGACCACCTGCGCCAAACCGTCGCCGCCTCCCGCGAGTGCCAGAAACTTCAACCACATGGAGAGGAAGAGAAACCGTGTCGAGTTTGTAACGGCAAGCTAACCGTATCTAGTCAACTTGGAACAATGAACTGCTACCAGTGCATGGGAACAGGAAAAGAACCGGAGGCCAAGCCATGAACAACAACGGCTCAGAAACGGCCCAATCAGCCCAGAAGGATGAGGAGTTTGAGGCATGGTGGGATAACGGCGGAACAAGCTCCCTTCGTACAGCTTCGCGGTATCACGAGGACGCCCACTTTCACGCTAAACGTGGTTGGGACGCCCACGCGGAGAGAGTCAAGGACGTGATCGAGGCGGCGAAGGACTTCGTTGCCTTCCTTGCGAGACATGATGACCAGATGACATACGAGGCGAATATCAAAGGGATGGTTGACCCGCTTATGTCGGCGGTTGGTCGCCTGACGGAGCAGGACAAGACATGAAGCGAGAACGATTGATCTATTGCAAGTTCTGTGGCGCAAAGCTTAGGCGCGACTGGATTGGGTGGCGTTGTCCAACGATGGGGTGTCAGTGGGAATGGGGTGTGCCATTCGAGGACGTACACTACAAACGGACGGAGCAGGGACCAGATATTGTAAGATAGGCCAGTAGGAGGGTAGCCTGGACTTTTCCTTATGAGAGGCACGCAAATGCGAATCATAGGCATAGATGTAGGAAGGCAACATACCGGAGTAGTATCTTGGAATCTGCTGGAGAAAAAAGTGGATCATAATGAAACCATAAACATTTCTCTTGGAGAGGCAAGGTCTATTCGTGATTATAACTCTGAACATTTTAGGAATAATTTAATAGCATCAATGTTAGTAGGAATACTGTCTAATTTAGGCAAAGAAATAATACTTGCCTCAGTTGAAGATTATATCTATGGCGATAAAGACGCAACAGATGAAGATGTAAAGAATAGGGATAGAAGTCCACTTCAGTTAGCAGAAACACATGGAGTAATACTAGCTGCTCTTGCTAAGATGGAGATACCAGTTATCAAACCATCAGCATCATTGATGAAATATTTTGTAACAGGATTTGGACACTCAGAAAAAGTAAAAATGATTAAGGCTATATGGAATATATATAAAACTTCTATGCCAGATGAGCATCAGTATGATGCTTTGTGTGCTGTTCATGTTGCAAGATATTTTGTTGCGTATTGCATTAGTCCATCATCCTTAAAAATTAAAACATATGAACGTAATGCTATGAATCAGATGATGTTTGATCATCGCTTTCATGGTGTTGCTGATGAAGTAAGAACTAGGTATTTACAATATAAGAATGGGGGAGAAGGCTAACGAAAACTCATAACTGAAGCATATCTCCAAGATTAGTTATTAATTGACTATTGCTCATAGAATGTTTCGGCTTTAGTATGATAAACAAAGCATTGTTAAGATTTTCTCGTTCTGAAGTAATTCTAACTATTGTCCCAGGTCTGAGTCTTGGGTCATATGTAGAAGATGCTGAGTATTCTATTCTATTAAGATTCCAAAATGCATTAATAGTTCTAGTCCTTAGCTCTAACTGTGGTATATTCTGCATAAATTCATTAGTTATAGTTATTGTACTTGCGTCAGCATGAGTATATCCAGGGTTTTTTATGTCACACATTATGTTAGTAATGTTATTTAAAATATATCCCACTACTTCTATGTCAAGAAATTTCTTATTAACCATATCATAATTATTATATATAGCATTAACGCCATAATTATTTATGTCTGCTCTTTGAATATTTCCGGACATCCACGGCATGATTCCTGTATATGCTTCTGAACTATATCCATTAGTTTGAGAGACATACTTATGATATCTAAGCAAAGGGTTTCCATATATATCAACTGGAGATAGTCGTACAAATATTCTCTTGTCAGAATAAGATGTTGATATTGGGTTCCTCTGATCATTGTTATTAAATGATTGGTCTTCAATTACTGTGCCGTTGTCATCTACGAAGAATACTATATCATGTACATTATACGCCACATAATCACAAGTATTAAATCCATACCTTTTATTCATATGCTTTAAATAAAATTGTGTAGATGTTTTTATGTTTGTAGGGTCGGTAGGTGGATAATCACAGTATGCATTGCTACTTACTGTCATATCATTCCAATCGGCATCGGTGGCGACCCTCCACTCAACACAATGTTCTGGTTTTATCATTATATTGTATGGTAAATCTAATGCACTTGACAATGTTACTCTAAAGAAATATGGAACATCCTTCGATGTGCCAGATTTAGACCCAATATTAAGAGTATCAGTACTTTTCCATTTACCTTCTCTTACTATATATTTAGTAGTACCAACTAACATAGGGTCTGAAAATTCTACAACGAAATTTTTAGACTCGCTAGAAAAATCATCATCTACTGCTATGAATTTGTTCTGCTGATCATCCCACTTATACATTCCAACGGATTCAATCTTCTTAGATTCTTGTACTGTAGCTTCTATTAGCTTACTCATTCCAGGGAACATATCAAACCGTCTATTTATTCCAGTGCTAATAGAAGATGGCATTAATACTAAACCATTAATAGTAGTTCTTAGATATCTAGTATCATCACCGAACGAAGAAGATTCTGTGAGTAGAGAGGTTTTATTTTTATATCTACTATCTATAATAGATAATAAGTCATGTTTACTTTCTAGCCACTGAGCGACAATATTATCATTAATAGTTAATGTTCCTGTACCAGCAGGAAAGTTCAGTGTAAATTCTCCACCAATATTAGATATAGTATAATGAGTGTTCCTTGTATAAGTTGTAGTAAAGTCAGTATTTCTAACTACTAATGCTGTATTACTTCCAAACATTAATGAATTGTAATCACCAGTAATGTTTTTATTAGTAGGGTCTATCATATTAACAGCATCTAATGTCTGAATTTTTTTCCTAATATTTATTTCCATCATTGGAACAGAATCATAGGTAGCCCCAAGTCCATCTCCACACCCACAGTACCAATTTCCAGATACCAAACTAGTCCATGCAGTATCATTTATTAATTGATAACACCCCTTATTTAAAAATCCTTCATTATATTCATATGCTCCCGCATCGCAATATCCAGAGATAGGACTTTCGGTTAAAGCTTTCTTTGCGAGTATCCCAAAATAATTACCAGTATTAACTTCTGCTGCTTGCATGATTAAAATTGAATAATGTTGTCCCTTACTAACAGTAAAATTAGCAGCGGAAACGTCAAATTTATTCCAATAGTATTCACTCTGATTATATCCACCAGTTCTGGAATATAATTTTGCTGCGTTATGAAATACCATCGTTGATGATAGTATCTCAGTTATGTTTGCTGTTACTGGTGGAAGAATTGGCTTACTTGTTCCTGTGTCTCTTGTTAAAAATACGTTGTCAGTATTATTATTTGAAATACCAAGCTTAACACTAAAGTTAGTTTTTATAGCATTAGGTGGCATATTTCTTAATGCGAATGCAATAGATACTGAGTTTAATATTCCGGTATGGAGTGGACAAAACTCTATTGCGCTAACAGAATTTAATTGTACTCCAACCTCCGTAATACGAAAGAACTGTTCTGATTCTGGATTGGTAACTTCATCAGATGGGAACGTGGTTAAATATTCATTAGACACGCTCTTCATTGATATGGCCTGTGATTTTAATGAAGGAAGATTTGATAATGCACCATACTCATTTATAAAATATATTTTATCAGTAGTCTCTTGTAGCTTTCCAATAACATTATTGCTTAGTCTGGACTTTTCATTAGATTCATAAAACTTTATTGAATTAACAAAATCATAACTAGCTCTTATTTGTTTTGGAGATGATGATGGAATTATATCTCTTAATACTAATTCTCCAGTCTTGGTATTAAGCTTAAAACCAAGCGTACTATATATTCCATCTTTATATGAGTATGATCCATATCTAATATAATTATTGTCAAGTCTATCTGCTCCTGATGTTATTTCTGGAACTGGATACGATACATATTCATTGTTATATGGGTCGCTAATATGACATATATTACATGCATTAATATTAAATACTGTGTTATATAATTGTACTATACCATATGGACTTTCCGTACTAGGTAATGAGAATTCTGCATCAAATTGATATCCTTGTCCAGAGCCATATAATCCATCTGATTGTCTAGTTAATGACATTATCCGTTTTCCGAGATCGGCATGCATAGTATTTTGTAATACATATGTTGACCCAATGATATCAATCATGCTTAAGTAATTAATTAAGTATTGTTCGTCATAATATGAACAAAATAAAGATGTATCAGAAATAGAATCTCCCATTTTCTTAGCGCATAGAACAAGTTCTCTTCCACCGGATGTTCCTATTTGTGTTGCTGATGAAAAGTTCTTATTAATTTTAATGAATCCTGTTAATGGAGATGTAGTTATATTGGCTCTATCTTTTAATTTCTTCATTACCAATAATTTTTCAGTACCGCCATCATTTATTAACTCACATCCCATCCATGCTAATATAGAATTGCCACTTTCTAGTGGATCGGGTACTGGCCATCCTGCAAATGCAGATGCTTGTATATTTAATGCCGTACTTATGGCATAACAATTACTACCAAGAGATAAGTTATATGTAGAAGATGCCGTAAGAGGATAAGAGCCAGATAATAATGAACTTTCTGCACTAGTGCTAAATATATTTCCCCATGCTCCATTCTTAGGAAGTTTATATAATACACTATCTGTAATCTCACAAAGCCATTGAACAGGAGAACCACCGGCAGCGCGATAATCTCCATACATATAATGAACACATGGGATATATAAGTACTCTTGATCTACTGACATTTGGAAAATATGAGCAACATACCTAGATACATTCCCACCATAAAAAGACGAGTGTTGATTATATAATATACTCCAGAAACTATAATTGTATCCACCCCACGTTATTGTTGTTGGATACTTTGGTCTTATAGTTCCAAGAAACTCCTGCACACCACCGATCATTCCCCGCCATATGTCTATGCCCACACCTGGAGATGTATCTGCATGATCTGTACTTCCTCTTATCGCATAGTAAGTAAACGTCCCATCAGAGCAATGAGATAGTACTTGCGACCCCTCAATTAATCTTACTGGATTTTCTGGATTAAGAGTAGCATCGCCAACTATTTCATTAACTACGGTCACTATTTCTTTTTTTCTATCTTTATTTAATTGCAATAATAATGTTCCGTCTTCTTTCTTTACTATATAATTTTCTATTATATCATCAACGGCCATTCCCTCTATCAACGGAGTATCAATCTTTACTTTGGCTGTCCATCCAGATTCGCCTGATACAGAATTTCCTTTCCAGTTCCTAGCGTTAAAACAAGAAAGTATAATAAAATTAGATTCTTCAAAATTATCTCCTAAGAATTTTATTTCTATTGTTATGCGCGATCCTTGAACCTTGTAAGTTTTTATATTAGTAGCGGCGTATGATATCCATTGCCACGTTCCGTCTGTGTTCCTGCGGTCACAGTATGGGATAAGACTAGCATCAGTATTTTTATTCCACATTCCGTTAGAATTTATTAATCCTAATGATGTATATGGAATATCAAAGTCACTAATAAAAGCAGAAGCATTCTGATCTATATCAATAGAACTTACATATTTTGTAATATCAAAAAAAGTATCTGAATAAAACGTAACACTATTCATAACAATCCATGATGATAAATTAGATTCACTATATGATCTAATTCTATATGTACTAGCAAATACAGGATTGTCTATAATAACTAATGATGAAGAAGTGACTTTACTATACCATTCCTTTAGTAATATAAAATTTCCATTTTCATCCATGTACTCCATACGATGTACTGGATATGTAACGGCACTAGACTGAGTATATGTCAAAGATTTAATCCATACTGGACTAGGATTATTATTATATTGATCAATCCATTCAAAAGTGTATTCACCACTCGATGTATTGTATCTATTAGTTTGATCTAATTCATGAGAAGCCGCTACGTTTCTCCAAAGCAAAACTCTGAACTCATACTTTTTGCCAAAGAGATTAATATTATTTATTTCATTGCTTGTTAAGCTGGATGGAAAAACAGTATTCATTATACTTCCTTCGCCGTAAAAGTAATTTGATACATATATTCTAATGCACTTCTAACTTTATAAGTATCGCTTATTGGTGGAGTAAACGAAACTTTTTCTACAGTTTCGCTCTGTGTGTCCGTATTGACAGATTGGATAGAACCAGGAAGTATAATACATTCAGTAAACTCTCCCTTTGGGTCTATGATAGTAATAGTTTTAGAAATAGAACAAGTACTTTCAAGGTATGCTTTCCATATTGCGTTGCCTAATGTATCAATATTAAATGCTCTCTTTGTTCCAGATGATGATATAAATGTACCAACTACATCTCCATGAACATTATTAGATGTGACACCGCCCTCAACAGTATCTTGTATATTAGTTATAATCCCCGAATTTCCAGCAAGGTCTTGTAATAATTGTGATTTTCTGGCTGATGAAGATAAAGCAAACTTAAAAGAGAACAAACCAAATCTTGCTATGTCAGCAGAGCCAGTGAAATCGTGACTGTTCGGTAGATTCTTATCAAGAAATTCAGATGCAGATTTCTTAATTCTTACATACTCATAAGTTTCTGGAGGAAAGAATTTATTAGCATCATAACATTCAAGTTCATCAATGTACCATTGATATGATGATGGAGAAAAGTTAATCTGATTATATATTTTAAATCTAATCCATACATCCATTAATGTTCCGATTCGATCTGGATTAAACTTTACATATCCAATATCTGTAGCTGGAGTGGCTCCTGCTATTGAATGAAATATTACTCTAGTATTATCTGAATCTAAAATGTTAAAGTATAAAACGCTTTGAGTCCATGATGTATGCTCAGACCCGATCATCTTATGTAATTGGAATACTGTATTCACTCCAGACATAACTAGAAATTGTTCTCTTGGCGCAGATGCAGACCTGAGACTTTTCTTTATATCACTGTTACCTTTAGTAGAATAATAACAATATGTTCCGCTCTCTGGAATTGATACATCTGTAACTTGACTAAGTTCTGTCGCAAATATTTCGTTGGTAGTACCGTCAACATTAATTCTATTAATTCGATCATTAGTAGTATCAGTCCAATATAATTTGTTTGGAGAACTAGTTAAATCTACATCTATATTATATGAACCAGATGTGACTGATACCACCGATGCTGGACTACTTCCATCAAGATTACATTTCCATATCGAAGTACCATTAATCCAATAAATCTTGTTTCCAGTTATATCTAGGCACAACCCATATGGACTAGAAAGACCAGTAATTGTTATTTGTACAGTAGTATATGGAGAATCATACCCGACACAATACATTGTCGAGCTTCCCGTAACTGTATAATATACTTTCTTACCAGACCTATCTAATGCGATTCCACCTATGGCCGCTCCGACATTCTTAATTTGAGTAATACTAAGCGTAGATAGATTAAGTTTGCATATTACATTATTCCACACATAAAACATAACACCATTACTCTCGTCAACCTTACAATACTTATAACTCGCTCCACTTGGCTTAAGAGTATAAGACGAACCTCCCTCTTCATTATATTTATATATAATAGTATTATATGGAGAGGCTTCTTCTGTCTCCACATAATAAATATTGCTACTCAGTTCTCCGTGATCAAACCATATGTCTCTTTTGTTTAGCTCTTGATATTTTCCACCGCTACTATAAAAGAGTGGGTTAACAACAGCTTCTATCTCATATGGGTGTCTTCCGCTACTTTCAGTGCCAATGGTTTTTTCCCAAAACTTTAGTACATATTCGTGATTACTTCTCATGGGTATTCTAATCCATTCAGTAGTTTGATGTACTGTCTTACTAGTACTAGAAAGATATATATAATTGTCTGTAGTGCCATGATTAGTAGTACATGGTAAAGTTGTACCTAACACCTGATGAGAACAGTTTGAATTCTCATCTGTGTTATTTTGTCTAGTAGTCTTTGCATAATCTCTCCACGCAGAATCCCAAAGTCCATTATCAAATGTTCCATCGTGTCCAAACATATTATACGAACCAGCTATCAGTTCGAGTACGACGTATGGATGATCATATTGTATTCCATTAGATAATAGTATTACAGAATTCTTCCCATCAAATCCATCGAACGTATTCTTATTTCCTCCAGTTCCCCACAAATCGTAGAATGCTCTATGCCCTTGTTTAGTATCAATTCTTGGTTCCGCTCCATACTTAAAAAATCCAGAGTCGATAGATATTGCGCTATTGGTATGGTATACAACATTAGCACTATAGTTAGCATCGGTATATGATCTTAATCTAAATGCCCTAACTCCATTAAATAAATTACTATCAACACACACTAAATTAAGTTCTCCATCTACTCCGGCACTAGTGGCAAATATAGTAGCAGAAAGATTAAGTCTAATTGTTATATGATTACCAGTTCGAGATGCTAGTCCTGACATTCTGGTGAAAGAATGCTTGTTGGGTTTAAACATATTTTCTAATGGATACAGAGAATCAAAGTCTGCTGTTCCAGAAGTAGCATCGGTTACAGTAGCACCATTAGATAACGATGCATAATTCATACTTGCAAATATAAATGGTATTGGACGATCTCCACCGATCTTTAATTGATTAGACAAATGCCTCACCCTTTGATTTGGATATCTCTACTAATTCATCCCAAATAGTTTCGGCAAGACTTCTCTGCCGTGCTGGAGTCAACTGTTCAGCATCTAAGAATTGAAAGACTGGCTGAAGAGTGATCCTATTTTGAATTACTCTCGCTTGTCCGAAGTCTGGAGCGATTTGTTTTGTAAAATCTTCTGGTATATATTCTTGTGCAAGTTTCTCTATGTCTTCTTTTTCTTTATGCATAGCACTGAATATTGCAGCTATTCCACCGGCTACTCCAGATATAATTCCAGTAATTCCTGCTATTTGTCCAAATATATCATCTTTTATTTTAGCATCTTTTAATCTTTCCATAGCACCAGTGACATCATTAATTGTACCAGCAAGCGCATCCATTATTTTTAAAAATCTTTCTGTGGCTGGACTTATATCAGCATCCATTATGGTTGCTAAACTACTAAAGATTCTTATTGTATTACTTATTGCATCATTTATCCCTTCCCACTTTCTAGTAAAATCTTCTAATTCTTTGCGGTCTTCTCTTACTCCAGCAGTAATAATTCCAAGTGATACTGCCAATTGCTCCCATACATCACTAAGACCCAAATCACCAAGTTTCTTTTTGATAGCATCCATCTCTTCGCCCAATGATCTAACTTGTAATATGGCATCCTTCATTGTTTGATTTTGTCCCGACATGATTTCGTCTAACGCTTTAGTTCCTTTTCTTCTTTCTTCGTCTGTAATGGAAATCCCGCCTAACACAGCCTTGGAAAGTCTCTTTTGTTCTTCGTTAAATTCTTTTGATGCATCAATAAATTCATATAAACTATCTAGTAATATTTTCCCGCGTTCCTTATATTTAGCTTCAATCATCGCGTTTATGTCTTTCATTGAAGCATAATACATATTTCTTATTAGTTCTTCTTGATCTTCGGTAAGTTTAGCTCTTTCCCTTCCCCTGGTTCTTACATTCTCATTCATTATAGAAAGTCCAGCATCAATTATATCTGCTATATCTGTTTTCCACGCTGTTTCAAGATCATCTTTAACTTCAAATAAAGCTAGAGATTCATATATCTCTTTCTGAAATTGACTCATATCTGGTGGAACAATCATATCCCAATTAATCTTGAATCCAAGATCAATAGTAATATCGCTTAACGGAATCCCAAGTATATGTTTATTAAAGTTCTCGCGAAATCTCTTGAATTGTGAATCTATCTTATCCCATTTAGATTGCATATCTGATATTAACTTATCTAAATATTGAATGTTCAATTCACTAAGGGATTTAAGCCACTCTTCAAGTGCAATGGTTCTATCTCTCTGATGTTTCATTTCAAGAATATCTTTGTCTATTTGGAATAAATCTAGCTTCTGTAATTCTGCTTGATACTCAGTATCTAATAATTGCAATTTATTTCTTAATGATATATCTAAATCATGAATAGATTCTGCTCTTGTCTTTTTCTCCACAGTAAATGTATCTCTTAGTGCTTTAGCAGCAGTAGAAGAAGAATTCTCAAGGGCGTCAAATAATTGATTAAGCTGATTTGCTTCTGCTGCACCAAGAACAGTTAAATCTATACTCTGTTTCTTTATTAAATCAGTTACCTTATTAAGAACATCTTGATAATTCTCTGCTCCAGAAAGACCAGAATCATACATAGCCCCATAGGTTTTAGAAAGTTCTACTGCAAATTGTTTCTGACTAGCAAGACTAGCCTTTAGATCAGTAGTTAATTCCTGTCCAGTAATTCTCACACCAGATATCTTACTTACTATTTTATAACTACTATCTAATAATGTATTCCATGATCGAACAGAATCGGCCACATGATCAGTGGTATCCTCAAACTCCTGAAATTTTTTAAGTGCTTTTTCTGCTTCTGGAGTAATATCACTTACCACTTCAACAAGTTTAGACATATCACCTTTTGCATATTTTATTAATCTATATATGTTTCCTGTTTTATCTCCAACAATAGATAATTTTTCTGCTAGTTTCTCTGCCCAACCAATAAGATTTATCCACTCATGTAAATTTTTATTAAATTCATTAATCTTACTAAAGATACTTAATGTTTTTTCTAAGCGTTGATTAATTTTAAGTATTAAATCTAATCCTTTTCCTGGTAGTCTTATGATTTCAAACAAAAGTTTAAATATGCTTTTCAACATTACTACACACATACCAATTGTAGCCGCAAGTCTAGCCATAACCCTATCGGTATGTTCCAAATTATTATTAATATCTTTTAATACTAATCCAAATCCCTTTCCTCCAGTAATTCCAACAGCAAACATAGTTGCATATGCATTAGTTAATGCATCTGTTCTTTGCTTCTGTATTTTATAACTATCATTAATAATCTCAAACGCTTTATTCATAGCCTCTTCGCCAGTAACAACATCATTTAATTTAATATTTAATTGGTCAGCAAGCGAAATCATTAATGACATAGCTCTAATAGATCGAAGATTCCATATTTGCATCAAGTCGGTTATTGTTTTTAAGTTAAATCCAGTCTCCTTAAACTTCTTATTAAGAGGAACAATAACTTCATTAATAAAACTAAACCCTTCTTGTCCAACATTCTTTAGATTAACACCAAACACAGACTGAAGTTTATCTGCATTCTGTATTGCATCGCGAATAGAATTAGCATATGATGTTCCAGCTTTCGATCCTTTAAGCATATAAGTATTAAGAAATCCTAATGTAACAACTAATTCTTCATATGATATTCCAGCTTTATGTGCTTCTTCTGAAGAATAGGTCAAACTCATTGCAAGTTCTTCAAGTAATATTTGTTCTCTTTGAAATGTCTTATACATAACTCCAGCCATATACTCAGTAGCTTTTTGTTCGCTATTAAATCTTGGATATACATCTTCTCCAAATACTTTTACTAATCCCATGAAGATTTCAGATACTTTTTTAGTTTCTTCTGTAGTAGCAGCTAAATCTTTTGATGTAGATATAATCAACTTCATTACTGGTATAAAGTTGCGATGAATTCTATCTGATTGCATTCCAGCAGATGCCATATAGTACATAGCATCTCCGGCCTCTTTCAATGCTACGCCGGTCTTCATTGCAAATGTAATCATGTCAATACCAAGAGTCGTCATGGCCTTTGACATATCACCACTGGTGGGAATAACAACAGAAGCTACCTTTCTCATTTCAGAATCTATTGCCTCAAAACCTTCTTTCATTCTTGCGATAAAACTACTTATAGCTCTGAAAACACCGAATACAAGAACCATAGTTCCGAATCGTGATATAACAATATTAAGAGCGGCATTTAGCATACCAAGAGGAGTAGACATATTCTTTAGTACAATACTAGTTAATTGTAATCCTTCTCTCATATCGGCTATTTCGCCAGTAGCTATTCTTACTTTAGCGGAATTGACTATCATTTGTCGATTAAGCCCTAAGCTATACGCACGCGAAAGTTCTTGAACAGAAGCGGCAGCTATTAACTGTTTGTCCGTCAAAGCCTTCATCCCGACATTTGACGAAGCCGAAACAGAAGCAAGCTGCCGCTCTAGTGCGTTAATATCACCTGGCTGTACGCGCTGAAGTAATGTCTCTATAGTAATTCGCGGATTTACCAATGCTATTGTACTCCTTTGTAGTTAGGAGCGTGACTTCAGCATTTACATACTGAGGATATTTTGTTGCCATCTTCAATTCACTTCTTAGTTCTCTCACTCCCTTTTTACTTCTTACTATATATTTCTCATTAGAGTCATTTTGAATAGTTCTTGCTTGCTCATAGTGGTCGGCCTCTATGTCACTATCATATGATATACACTCTACTATTATTCTTTGTAAATTATAATCGAGTGGTATGTACGGCCTACAATACAAAACCTCAAATAAATTCTTGCCACCTGAATGACCATGCTTGCACATCATGTAGGCCAGTCGTACAATCGGGTGGCGTGCTATTTTTTTGCTTCGATTTCGCTTACTGTTTTATCTATACCAACGCCTTCAAGATATGATCTAATCCCATCAAACAAATCTTTAGGGCATTGTTTACCTACTTCATCTGCCGTTTCCCAAATTCTACGCGGATCGTCAATAGGAGTACCATCCTCATTGCGATCTGGATGATAACAGCAGGAGGATATCAAAGTAGCAGAGTTAAGCCAAGAAAATAATAATACTTCCTTGCGTTCTTCTAATGGTAATGTCATTATATTTGTTATCTCTCCACGATTAGCAAGAGATTCTAATCTATCTCCAAATGTCTCAGCTAAGAGATTCATAATCCTATGCGAATGTTCTGCCATAGGTTTCTTAATTCTTAGTTCAACATTATAGACTTGGCTCTTTTGCATTACGGGAATCGTAATGATGTTATCAACATCTTTGACATAATCTCCAATAGAAATAATTTTTACTTCGCTACTCATGGTATCCTCCTGCTTTATTACTTAGAGAACATTAAACGCCGCACAGAATACTAGTCTGAGCATTCTGGTCGGGCCATGCACAAGTAAATTCAACAGTCCGAAGAATGGGATCGGTACTGTCATTAGAAATATTCTGCTTTGGGCCAATGCTTGTTACCTTGCAATGGTAGATAAAGTTCATTGTTCCCCAAAGCTTGTTCTGATAAGCGGTTGATCCACCATCAAACGGATTGCCGGTAACAGTTAAGATAGCAATACCGAACGGTCTAGTCGGAGCCTTTAATGTATTCCAGAGTGATTGAGTATATCCTGCGTTACTAGGAGTAGTCCAATCAGGCCCATAAATACGATAAAGTAACTCTTCACCTGGCACGTTAAGTAAAGCATTAGTACTATCCATGAATGCCGTCATGTGTTCCATGACAGTCAAACTTCCGGTTGCCTCTGGCTCTCCACGTTTAGTAATTTTAATGACTGGCTCAGAATGGCCAACGGCACTAAACGAAGATGATTCAATCGGTAATGAAATATTAGGAGCTTCAATACTGACAAGATATCCCGACAAATGATCAGACCAATATATTATATAATCTACTGCTGACGTAGTGCTATAAGGAACATTAATTACACTATTCTTTAATGTAATTTTTGAGGTAGCTTCATCAATCAAAACATAATCACTAAACGGAACAGCAGAACCTTTATACAAAACAATTGGAATAATCTTCTTGGCTGATTCAGAACCATATTGCATAGCTGTAGTAACTACTGCTCCTGCGCCAATAGCTATTGTTGCGTTATTACCAGAAGAACCAACAGTAAGATCAACGCCAGCAACAGCAGTACCAGTTACAGCGATACCATTTTCTTTCATCCCTGTATAAGCAGATGAACCTGCAAAATGTTTGTCTAATTCAGCTAAATATGCTGCCTTGTCAGCAACGAAATCAATTTCACTACCGGCATAGTTAAATACATATACATATGTATTCTCTGCCAGTCCAGGCACCGGAGAGAAAGGTTTCGTCTTCATCTATCTATCCTTCCTTTCGGGTGTCAATTCACTACAATTAAGTTGGCCGGAATTAAATAGACTATAGCAATATCGATCTATGTTGGTGGACAGATCAACCTTCATTAACTGCATATACAAAGTCTACTCCATTAGCACGTTCGCCAGTTACTTCATCCATGTCGAATGAAGACTCGCGTAAATCCATCTTAATAAGTTTGTTTAGTTTTCTTGGTATGTCTGCTTCTGATCTAAAATCCCATACTTCTAATTTATTTTCACCACTAAGCATACCAAAATTAGTAATTATAGTATCGTGTATTAATATTAGTTTTCTACTATCACTAATAGTTCCATATTCTGATTCCAGTCTTACATTACCACGCCTTGATCTATATGATATTACAAATACTAATCCTTCATTAAAAGTATTCTTGGCTATTACTCTCTCCAACCCCATAAACTCTACTCCGAATAATGGCCTTGATGATAACCTAGCTGGAGTAGAATCTACAAAACTTTCATCCGATAATCTCTCTTCTCCCCAAATATAATTGAGTGGTTCAGATAACATCATATATCTTAGATGAGATAAGATAGTCCACTTAACATTATAAATAAATTCATCACCAATGCATACTTGGTAAGAATGTATTGCCTCTATACTCATGTTAAACCAACCGTCTTAAATAGTTTGGCTGTTCTATCTGCTCTTCTCATTACATATAATGAAAGATTTGGAGTATAATATAAATCACTTCCACTTCTTGTTGCGCTTCTTACTCTTGTGTTAAATGCTATTTGTATTGACGTTGCCATAGCTCTTCTTGAAGCTCTTGGATTAGAAGTATACCCACCAAACTTCTTAAATAAATCTTCTGGATATCTCGAACACATTGGATATACGCCATTAAAATAATGAGACTTCTCTGTTCTATGTACTCTTCCACCTTCAAATTCTTGTAACTCTGATTGATTATTAGAAGTTCTATCATATCCCATTACAAATTTAGCTCCAGTTCCTTCTATTGATCTAGTTATGAAAGCTTTGCTTCTTAGTTCTCCAGTAGCAACCATTGTAGTATCGCGCATCATTCTAAATGCTCTCTGATAATCTCCGTGTAACTCTGTTGAATTAAATATATGAGACATATTACACGCGCCCTTAACTACTTTCATTACTAAAATGATATCCTCTCTTTTGAATCTAACAGTTATAACTTGATTTGTTGCTTGAAGCATCAATAAATCCTTCTAATACGCCTTCCAATTACTGTATTACCGACTATCTCTACCCAATCTCCAGCTTCTAGTTTACGTCCAAATACTTTATTTGATCTAGTATCTCTATCATACCCACTATCCATTGAATCAGCATATACTGAAACACTTTTACCGCCACCACGACTGCCTTTAGCTCTTGCAAGTAATAACTCTGATTGTTTACTCAAAAATTCTGCATACTGTATTGCACCATTCTTTGCTTCTATTGCCGCTTCTTTTGAATAGATATTTGAAGCGCATGTATACACAATATTCTCTTTATGTTCCATTAATCTTGCTCTATCAATAAGAACAATGTCAGCCATAGTATCATGAATCTTATAATCCGATGTTGCTTCAAAATTCCACCTAATAGAAAAACTGGAGGAAGGAAAAGCTGTTAAGTCAATTTCTTTATCCGATACTATTGGGTCTATTCTTGCCCCACTTACTAACCATGTTCCTGATAAGTAATCACCAGAAGTTACATCTTTATCTAATGATATATCAATAGTGGGTGGCTTTATAGTACCAGTTTGATTCCATCTAAGCGTTAATAATGCAAGGCTCATACTATTAATAGTCCATGCTTTGCATTCTATATGGCCAGGCAATGCAATATTAGATAATTTTAAATAATAATTTACTTCTATGTTAGATGCATTTTCATATACGTCTTTATTATATAGTAGAACATCTGTCATACTAATTGGCTCGAATAAAAATGACACTCTAGTATTATTAGATAGTCCATATACTAAAGGAAGATCGCCCAAACATCTTTTTATTTCCTTCATTATATACTGTGGATTATACTTTTCCTGACCTGTAACATCAGCTATATTATCTTTTACTTCATTAACTAAATCGGTAAACAAAGATTGTCTTAACATTACTAACCAACCTCTGCATCTAACGGAGAAATAGGCTTTAGAATTGTTATTCCGTAATCTGTTCTTAGATTTTCTTTTACTGCATCATGTGTAGCTACCGTATCAAGACTACACGCCTCTACAAATGCACTAGTAAGAATTGTCTTTTTATTTAACTCAAGTTTCATTCCATATAAGTTAAGCACTCTTCCTCTGACAAACTTCTTCTGTCTCTTCCCACGACCTGTCCATATTGCTAGAAAAGTCATGTGTCCACCGGCCATGATTTACCACCTTTATATTAGTAGGGAAGGGGAGAGGGCGAAGAAATGTATTATTAGGAGGATACATTGCCCTCTCCCACATTCCCAATCATTAGTTAAGCACTAAGACGAGTAGTATTACTTGTCCAGAGAATAACTAAATGATGATAATCTCCAGGCCATGACGACCCCTTACTAGAAGCCGTCGTAACCTTTGACTGAGTAGGACGAAGACGAGCAACAGAACCCGCGTCTGCTACTGCTTCAAACCCTTCATCAATTCTCATTGTTAATGGACTAAAGATTCCTTGATTCCATGCCATCCCATACTTTCCACCAATAATAGGATAGACAGTAATAGGAGCAGCGTCAGTAGTAGCACGCGAAGGAATATGTCCAACAGGAGCTTCCCAAAGATCAACATAAGAAACCGATCCACCAATAGCGAGCTTGCCAAGATATCCAGTAGCATCTTGGAACTTAAGATCGCCAGTACGAATCTGTAGGTTCCTCATATTAGCATCCCTAAAAAGCCTCTCTGTTTGTAAGGAATCAGTAAGGATAACATACTCAAGAGTAGAACCCTTATTCTTAAGCAATGTACCCAAAGCAAGAATTCCTTCAATAAGATCGTCTGCTGTGGTAGTCTGCAAACGCGCATATCCAGATGTCTGATACTCGAATTCATCTCCGGTGGTTGAACCTGGATAATAAATTTTTCCATCATAAGTTCCACCACTAAGGTCTTGAAATAAATAATTATATTTTGCATTTGTCGTTAGTACGCTTGCTTTACCCCACGGAATTTCTTTCTCATTGACTACCCATGCATAATCACCAGGAGTACCAGCAGTATATTTAGGATATCTCCAATACCCAGATAATAACATTTGCTGCATACCCTCAACGATTGAATAGTCCCAAAGCATCGCCATTCCAATACCCATATCTTCAATATACTTTTGAGTAACAGGTAAAAACTGACCCATAAGTTCAGATATTTCATCTGTAAGTTCAAAATGACGAAGATATTTCCATCCATTGACTTCCCATTTTGTCCAGTCAATTTCATATCCACTCATACCGGCTCGTCCTTCAGGGGTAGGCTTAGAAGCAAGCTGATAATCAGGATCACTTTCTACTTTCGTAAGCTTAATAGGAAAGTAAAAAGACATACTAGGCATTGGCTGAACAGTAACAAACGGAGTCATAAATGCATGAAGAGACATTAATTCCATAAGCATATTCATATATACAGGAGTAATAATACCAGACGTACTTCCAAAACCAGTAGGAATAGCAGATTCCATAACTGACTTAGATGAAACGTCAGTTTGCTCTCCAGTAGTATGAACATCAGGAGTAATAGTATAAGTTAATTTAAAGTTCCTTCCATCTTGTTCACGCCTACTATCAATAAGATATTCCTTTTCAGACATTCTCTTACCATTAGCAAGTTTGAACCGAGTTCTCTCAACATGACACTCAGGAAGATCGCCTTTTGTATTTGGATTGCAGTAGAAGTATCCACGAACATCGGATTCGACTTTAAGATACTTATCCCCATCCTTGACATAATCAACTGATTTGCCAAGTGCTAAATCCCTAGATGATACTCCCCAGTTATGCTTCTCATATTGAGCAAGTAAAAAGCGAAGTCGTTCTCTAGGTTTGGCATTAGGATTCTGCATATCCCATAAAGCGATTCTATTGGACATCATTTGAAATTCACTTCCAACAAACGGCTTTCCGTCCAATGTAATCCCTCCTTAGATATGCTTCATTACTTCTTCAAGTGTTACTTCTGTGATTACTACACCATCTAATGATTCAGCATCTTTATGTTCAAGAGTGAATTCATTAACCTTATCAAGATTACCAGTCTCTTTTTCTTTCGTGATCATCCTAAGAACATCTTGTTCACTCATTGCGTCCTTAATATTTCCACGAAGGAAAAGCTCCTGAGTCTTACTTAACTCAATCTTAGAGTTAGCGGCTACTTTAGTAACCATATCTCTCGTTAATTCAATCTGCTCAAGTTTTGATTTGATAGATTCGTCAACGATAGATTTCACTAAATCAAGAGAAGCAAGTTTATCTTTAGGGAGTTTCGATGCCATAATAATAGAAATCTTTTCATCATTAAGAATAGTGTTATTAGATACACTAATTCTTTCTTCAACGTAAGATTCTATTGCTTTCTTAACAGCATCAACCTTCATTAAATCACTAAGCGCAATGACAGAATGATCAGAAAGAGCAGCGAGAATCTCGCTCATCGAACCATCCATCTTATGTCTCCTTCCATCATCTGATATCAACTGATTTACTATTGAAACAGGGCCGCTTCCTTCTAATGCTGGTTCGATTACAATATCCATAGTCTTCGGTTCCCATTCATTAACCTCAGCATGGAATTTGAAACCGCACTCTTTTAGCTCTTCTTCATCCAATATCTTCATTTTAATAGGACGACCGGCCATTGATACCGGATAATTCTTGAGCAATCCTTGAGCTTCAGCAATACGAAGATTCTCTCGATAAACCTTTCCGTTACCATGCGGGTAAATGTACATATAATTAGCTGGATTTCCAGCTTCATCTACATATGGGCTTACCGTATTTCCAATCGGTTCCTTGTGACCCTCAAAGAAACCAATATGGCCAGGATATATAGGAAGTCCACCAAACTTGTCTATCATCCTAATTGTTTTCTTGCGATCAAAACGCAATCCATTGCCAACTATAAAATCTTCGCCCTTAAAATCCATAGCTAGATTATTAACAAGGAATGGCTTATCACTTCCATGCGAAGATTCTATTTTCATTAACTTCATATACACTTCAGAACCTAGTATTTTTTCCGCCTCACCAGTCATTAAAGATACTGGAGAAGAAGACATTCTAATTGTGTTAATCATAACCGATCCATCTTTATGCTTTCTATACATGATCTCATTGATTCCTTTATTCTTAATCCATTTTCTAGCTTTAGCTTCGTTCCAATCAGAACCATTAAAAGCAAAACTAACTATACTTCCATTGTCTAATGAGATATTCGCTACTACCTTTCCACCAGCAACAAGCTCGATTTGTTTCGTATCTCCAGAATGAATTTCGTTCATGGGTATAACTATCATAGTTAATCGCTCCTATTGTCAGTACCTAAAGAACCAGGGGTAAGACGTTGCTGCTGATCTTCTTTATCAGCCGTCGCCCCACGCTCTCCCGCTGATGGACTAGCCTCTGTCGGTTCGGGTTCGACCTCAAATTCTTTTTTGAATGCTTGCCATTTTTTTATTCTCTTTTGTTCTTCTTCAAATGATATTTCTGGATTGTTTTCTTCGTGATATGTTTGAAACGATTTCAATCCAGCTTGTACTTCTAATATGCCGCGTGTCGCTCTCTTGTTTGCATCTTCAAATGAAGCTGGAAATGCAATTAAATTATACTTTCCTGTTTGTCCAGCAAGATGAAGCTCAGTATCAATTAGTGGTTTTAATATATAATTAATTTCTCTTTTGATTATACTTTCTACGGTTCTTTTTAATACTACTTCTTTCCTAAACAATTCTTCACCGCCACTTTGCCCAGTCAAACCCACACTCAATAAATCAAGAGGATAATCAAGAGCAATAGCAAGAATAGAAAGTATTAATCTGATATCATCTACGGTTCCAATTATATTTTTAGTACCGCCAATTTGTTCTACTTGTGTACTTCCATCTACAAACATTTGATTAGTAGATTCTGTATATGAGTTTTTAACTCTCCTGGCATATTCATTAATAACAGTTTCGCCTGGTCTTGTTTCTGAATGACGGCCAACAAAATGCCACAATACATTCTGTGTACTTTGATGTCTTTGTATTGCAGAATCTTCAAGGGTCATTACTGCCATATTAAATACTCTTACCGCGCTATGCCATATTGATCTTCCATATCTAAAATATTCACTACGCTCCCAGTCATTTCTGGCGTGTTGTATCTTTCCTATTGAGAATGGAGTCTTTATTGTAGAAGACATATTTGATATATCATTTACTTGATAAAATGCTTCGTTCGGATTATAAAATTCATCACGATCATCGGTATTCCTAATCATTGTTTCGGTTGGCATTTTTAATACACGCGATATAAATGCCATCCTGCCAGGTTGAACAGACTTAACATATTCTTTTTGTAAAAATAAATCTCCTTGACTAAGCATCCCATATATCCATGACATTCGGTGTTCTTCGTATCCTATTTGTTTAATCATATCTTCTATAATTCTTTTTCTTCTTCCTGGAGCATCTACTGAAATTGGTTTGCATGTAGCATCTTCGCAAAGTCTACCCAATGCTTTATCTGCTATAGCAAAATCAGTAGTCATATCTTTTATTGATGCAAGAAACTTTGATCTATCATAGTTTCTTACTACTTCATTCATCTTACTGAAGAAACCATAAGATATCGAAAGTGGATCAGCAGAGCCTACCAACTTACTAGTACTATCCGGTTCAACCGGATATACTTCTACTGGCCTTATTCTATCCATAAGATCAGAAATGAAGCTCATTTTTTTAGCCTTGTGAATCTTGATTCTGACGATTTGAGAATTCTATCAAACACATTATCGGAAAGATTAGGACGTACAATATCAACATTATCTTCAAAAGAATGTACGACAATCTGACTAGAACCATCTATTGAATAATCTTTCACTAACTGTTCATATATATATCCACAGCTTCTCATTAAATCACTAGAGAATCCTTGTCCCCAATTTCCTTTATGATCTAATATTGGAATGTTTGATATACCATCTTCCTTTGGAACGAAACATTGCCTCTCATCTTCCCATGCTTGAGAAAATGGTTGCTTATATATACCATCAATGATATCTTGTTTCCAAATTCTCATTGCTGGATTCATTTCACTTCGTTTATTAGAACAGTTGCGAACATCAAATCCCCTAGACCTAAGCTTTTGAGCATATCCACTATTTTCATCAACACAAAATACTGGACGAAACACATCATTAATTATTTCAAGTTTATCAATAAATTTATCATCAGTATCCATTAAATACTTTCCAAAAGATAATGCCCTTACTCTTCTTCTATCTTGTGTTACTTGCACTAAATGATATGCTGCAAAATCTCCACCTTGTATTTGCCTGAACTTGTTAGGATCAATACCGCAATAATATGCTCCAGGTATAGGAAGAGAAGAAGCAGACCGTTTTAATTCTTCTACTTCTTCTATGTCTAGCCAATCAACTGAATCATCTATTGATTTAGACCAAACCTTAAAAGACCAATACAATGAATCATCTGATACTTCAAGGCCAAGTACTTCTCTATTATATATAGTACCTTGACCAGCATTGACCATCTTTTCTCTTAAACTATGTAATAGTTTTAAATTAGTAAATCTATTATGGTAAGAAGCAAATTGTAAATCAAGCTGAGACTTTATCGGATTCTTACGCATTTCTGATATTTCATTTTTGTTTCCATACGGAGTACTGGTGGTAAGAACTTGGGAGAATATATTTCCAACTTGTAATGATGGCATCATTACTTCACTTATAACATTCGTTGCTCTTGTAAACATACCTTCATCGAGTATAAATATTATAGTCGATTTAACAGAAAGCTTTTCTATATTACGAACTACCTCTGCATGATGTCCGCGAAGACCACGGCCATCCACTCCGGCAGTAAGGAAGAACATCTCACACGATCCATCATTAGTAGATATATAAGTTTTAGTATCATCCTTAACAAAGCTATATAAACTTTCACTGGATTGAAATGTATTATGTATAGAATGTCTAAGTAATAAAGATGTTGCCTTAGTATTTCCAACAACAAGAATCTTTGCTGGTATTGGAATTCTAGATTTAGATAGGTAAGCCCTTATATACGGCTCTGTTGTAGATTCCATTATTGCTTTTTGTGTATTAATAACACTAGATTTTCCGGTTCCTCTTCCTGTTACTATAGTAATAATATTATACTTGCCAGATACAGATGAAGATAGAACAGCAGATTGAAAGGGCTTACCTATAAAGTGATCACATCCAAATGCATAGTCTAATGAAGAACAGTTTTGACACGAATCTTTCAACTTACCAGCAGGACACGCTGACTTGGGCATATAAATACAATCCTCATTCGCACAAAACATAAATGGCTCTTTTAAACCAAATGTCTTTGCAAATATCTTAGGATTATGAATCTTCTCCAGTCTGTCAACTGAAGTAAGATTCCTTGATGCCCAATTTGATTTCATTATTTACTATCTGGAGTAACAGCGTCAGCGACCTGTCTACTCTTATAAACTTCATGAACAATATTACCAATTACAGACCCGCCAATAGCTAACAATCCACCGATAGGCCCACCGGCCAACGTACCGACTACGCCGGATGCAGTAGTATTCACAAGTGGAATAGTACTATTAGGAATTTTCGGGTCGGGTTTCTTAATCTTCTTCTGTAACCATCCTAATAACATTGAAGCAACAGTGGAAACTGCAACCCAAATGATATCTCTTCCTTCGTTTGGAATTGTCATTGTAACTTCCTTTATACTGGAGTCGCGCTTCCGCGTAACATATCAGCAATGGCATCAGCAAATCCAGCTTCAATATTTAATGCAGAAGCAACAAGCTCCGGTTTTGTATCGAGATCATCTTTAACGGCAATACAGGCCATAAATAATTCTTGTACTTCAACTGCATCTTTAAACTGTACCCCGTCGCGTGCAGCTTGGATAACATCCCAAACTTTCTTTCCAACATTATGAAGACCATCTACGTTTGCCATGATTACTCCAATCCTAAATCTTTTGCACATTCTGAATAATGTTTCTGATTTACTTCTTGTGGAACTTTGTCGTTATCTGTTTTTTTATTCTCCTTTCTCCATTTACTATTCTTATTAGCAACACAACCTAATAATCTTTGTCTATCTTTTGGGGCAAGGTCTTTTATATTAGGCATATTATACCTGCCTTATCACTCGATCTAAATCATCAGAAGCAGAATTTGCTCCATGATAATTAGATACTGCAAAGTTTCTTGCCGGAGAATCTAATCTTAATTTATAATTTCCATTATCAGGATCAATGAAATATTCTCTAAGTAATGACATACTATATCTTAATTTTTTATTACTAACAGTATCTATAAAATTTAAGCCACCTGGAGATGAATCCAAAATAGCAACACCTGCATTATAACTAAAAGCTATATTATTAAACACAATACAATTTTTAGTTTCTGTTACAATACTCGGATTACTAAGTGCGCCTTGTAACCATATTCCTCTCATGCTTATTCCATTGACAGCTACCGTATTATTACATAATATCAATCCATCTGTAGGATCACTAGGAGATGCAAGTTTATCAGTACAAACACGAATCCCTGCATCTGCATCGGTAAATAATGGAAGAACATCATACACAAGATTACTTTCACATCTTCCACCTATCACATTTACAAATGTCATTCCATTAGAAGGATTACTAAATGATATATTTCTACGAACTATTGGATTAGTACAAAATGTTTGCGCTCCTGTTTCTGGAGCATGCCCACCATTAATGTAAAATCCATTACGCCCTGTATTATGATGACTTACATTATCTTGCATTATAATGTTATCACAACATTGAAAATAAGTAGCATGACCCAGCAAATAATCTTCTTTAGCACATCTAGTAAATTCACAACGTTCTAATAAAAACCCATCAGCGTTCCTAATATATAATCCATTACTTCCAGTTTTATCAATTTTACAATATCTCATTTCATAATCTTGTGATAAACTTCTACTATATGAAACTGGCATTGAAGACCAGACGGCTGAACGATTTGCATTATTAAAATCAAATCCATCAAGTATAAATCCACTACAATTATGTGGCCCGCCTGGTATCCATATACCTTGAATATCACTACCGAAGATATCTCCCTCTCCATCTCCGACATCAGTAGAATAAGTACCGTCTACTTTAACCATACCACCAATATAATAATTATCTTTCGTACTAATAACGCCGGTAATTAAAGCTCGCTCTTCACTAATATAAATTACATTCTGACACCACCATCTAATAGTTAATGATGGATAATATGGTGATCCGTTTATGCCAGGTCGAACAACAACAACATCATTATCAACAAGTGTATGATATATAGTAAGTCTATCAAGCGTTTTCCATGCGTTTGTCCAACTGTTTCCAGACTTTAAATCATCTCCGTCTTGCTTTATATAAAAAATAGACATTACTTATTTTCTTTTTGTACTCTTCCGTACTTAGTAAGTGGGTGAAGTATTTCTAATAAACTACAATTAGACTCACTAATAAATCCAGATTTATTTACTGCTATAATTTCAAAGATATACATATTCTTTGGTAAACTACTAATTAAGGCATGAGGATTTCTGGTGAAAAGAAATCCTTCAACCCCTGCCTTTGTTCTCCATCTCGTGTTGTATCCAATATTAAATAAACTTTCACTATTCTCTATACGATATGGAGTATACATCGGAACCAATTTCTTACTTGGTTCTTTTGCGCGAATAATACTAAATAAGAAATAAGATATAACTATAATCAACCATATAATTACACGCTTACTAACTCGAAATGAGCTACGTCGAAAAACTTTTCGTCTTTGATTTCCCAATTTCTATTCCAATCTCCACCCCATCGAATCAAATGACAAATCCTACCTTCTTCAAATAAGTTTATTGCCACTCCAATGATTAACCCAGACATAATCAAAAGTTTATCTTTGTCTTCCCACATAGAAGGATATGGAACACAATCCATAGCCAATGATGGATACTTATTGTGCATACTTTTTGGCCATTTCTTAGTACTAAATCCTTTTTCATATGCTTCGTTTTGTTGTTGTTCATTTCTAAAACCACACACCACAGTAAAATCATAATACCTTATAAGTACTTCTGCAATTTTAGATAAATCATCATGTACGGTTTCAAGTTGAGCCAATGATCCTTTTCCAAACTTAGGCATAATTCACCAACTTCTAATTCCTATATTTTTCTGTTCTGTCCAGTGCATCTTTTAAACTAAGTGTTTGTTCTATTCGTTCGATCCTCTTTAAATGAGATTCAAACGTCTGGTCAATCTGAGCATTGCGGGCGTCCGTCCACGCTAAATGATTGGTCATTGTCGTGGCTAGGGCGGTCAATCCCGTCTGCATCACAATTTGGTTTTGCTCTATCGTATCTAACTGTTTCGCCATATTATTTGTTTTATTAACAAAGTGACTCACAACAATGAATGCCGCTGCAATCATCGTTCCAATTTTAAGCAAATTAAGTAATGTTGCTACATTACCATTAAGTACAATTGTTTTATTCTTCACATTATCTCCTAAAATACTAAATACTTTCCGTGCCTACTCTTGATTTAGGAGTCACATAATAATAAAACCAAGTTTTAGAATGCCATAATCTACCATCTGATCTCGTCCCTGTTAATCTGCCTATAAACTTTCCAACTTTATTTGTATCATTTGCTCCCCATTGATAATGACAAAGACCGTCTCCATCAGAAGTCATGTCAGAATATATATTATCCTTTGAATGATCATTAATATCTTCTCTATTATCTTCATGTCTAGTAGAAAACTTTAACACAGAAAAATCTGAAGCTAAAGACATTTCTACTTTTGAGAACTGTCCACCAGAAAACTTCCATTCCCACAATCTAAAGTATGGGAACGGCCAACGATCACCATATGTCATATCTTCTAGCTTAATCATTGTACTGATATCTCTAGATTAGTTGGAGGGAACGATTCACAAATATCACAACACTTTATAGAAACACATTCATTTACCACGCTGGGATTATTAACTATAATGTCAATTGGTTTTCTTGGGGGATCAATAGAATACCTACCAATCCCCTGCACTTCTGTTATTTTAATAGATGCATCTGCCATTATTCCACCGGAACATAATATACTTCTGGTTCATCAAGCTCATGTGGAACATTCCAAGTACTTATGTGCTTAATTATTCTAGGCCCATCATACCAATCTATTCCGCTTATGTTCAAACCAGTCCATGATACCTGACCATTGACATAATCAGTAAGACCATTCGTACTAACATCAACAGAAGATGTAGCTCTTAATATTCCTTTTACCCAAAGTTCTATTGTAAGACCTGGGGCTTTATTAATAACTTCTCCAGCATATCTAAACTGCCAGGTAAATTCATCTATTCTTGTTTTTCCACTCATGCCCGCACTTAAGACGTAAGAATCTGTTTTATTAGCAGCATTAGTCATATTATAAGAAGCATCATCGGGCGCGCTTGGGCCTTCTACTCCCGTATTAATGTTAGAAAAATGATCTGAATTCGGAACTGCAATATTCCATTCTTTAGAAATGTCCCCAATCGGCATTATTGCTTCTGTGGTGGCTGGTAATCTTTCAGATAATGGTAAGTATGTTAACGCAACAGTAATAGTTTCTACTGAAGATATTAAATCAAGAGTATTTAATCCTATAATTGCAGTACCAACACTATATATTGCTATATTTCTACAATCAGCAATTAAAGACAATTCATCAAGACTTATAATTGTACTACCAACACCAACAACGCTTATATCTTCTAGTGATAAACTAGCAATCAATCCAGTTAATTGTATTGTTGCAGTACCAGGAACACTAACAATTAAGTTATTTATAGAAGAAGTAAGATCAAGTTGATCAAGAGATATCTCAACTAATTCACCGCCACCAATTTCAATTGTTATCGTATACACCGCGCTACCAATAGATAACGCACTTAATGTTACCGTTGCGGTTCCAAGTGGAGTTACCATAACTGATTCAATACTAGATATTAATGACAATCCATTAAGGTTTATTGTAACTGTACCAATTGGAACTATAGTTATATTTCCGACAATGCTACTTAAACTAAGAGAATTCAAAGGAATACTTGCCACTCCTGGGACAGAAACAATAGTATTCTGAATAGCAAGCGCGGCGGTTAATTCGCTAAGAGTCATAGTGGCAACACCAGGAACAGTTATTGAAGAACTTGGTATTGATCCTATAAGTGAAATATTACTTAATGTTATCGTCGCTATTCCTGGTGTTGTAATAACAGAATTTTCTACAGAAGACGCTAGAGACAAACTATTTAAACTAATAGTCTCCGTAATCCATATAGCAATATTATTTATTGTACTTACTAGAGATAAATCATCTAATGTTATTGTGGCTGTTCCTGGGACGGTAATAATAGAAGATGGTATCGACCCTGCTAATGAAATAGCAGCAGCGTTAACCGTAGCTATACCTGGAGTAGTAATAACAGATGATAATATTGACCCTGTTAGTGGAAGAGCGGTAGTTGTAACTGTCGCTACGCCAGGAACAGTAACAACAGAAGATGGTATCGACCCTGCTAATGAAATAGCAGCAGTATTAATAGTTGCCGTGCCTGGAGCAGTAATAGTAGATGATGGTACTGATCCTGCAAGTGGAATACTTTGTGCTGAAATAGTAATAAGAGTTTCGGGATAAATTGCAATTGTCTGCGCCCGCCAAGCTAATGATTGATCGGTACTCCATGCTGACGGGTCTTCGGTTGCGCCCGTATATTGACGATACGCCGCGCATACCTGGGTATTAGTAGTAGCGGCTGAAGCGATACCCGTAGTTTTCTGATAACCTAGCGCGGGAGAATACGACCCACCGCCTGTTCCAGTCGGTGTATTATTCTGCCAAGTGTTGTCATCGTCTTCTTCGCCGTTTTGCTGAAAACACGCGATCCAGAGATAATCTTTACTACCTCCTGTTGGAGATAATGACGGAGAATCTGGAGCATTACTTGTCGCAGTTGCAACGGTGCCGACCATAGGCGTCAATACCGTATCCGCTCCCGTAATGTTAAACGAAATCCACGCCGACTTCGTGCTTGCCGTCGTAAATGTGTGCGTCCCGCCCTCGGAGCCGGTTAAATACCGATAAAAGATATGGAGACGGTGAGTATTCCCTACGGTTGGAAATAGATTAGTGAATACCTCATCGGTGCTGACCACCTCGACAGTGACCGCCGTTGCGATTACGATAACGACAAGATGCCCCGTCGTCTGCGTAAACGTAACGGCATGGCTAGTGCCTGCCGAAGTAACGGCTCCCTCAGCAGGAGTTCCTGATACTGCGGGAAAGGCCATAATTTCCTTATGATAATACTATAATTCCACCACTACCAAATGCTACTTTGTAATCACTACCATTTGATGCACGGCCTAATATCCAATAACAAATTGCAGCCTTACTTGCATGAGTATCACTATAAATAACTGCGTGACTCGGAGTTCCTTTATTTAACGCTGTCCATGTAATATCTACTGTATTATCCCAATATGCAGTATTAGCACCATCATCTTGTGTTACTGCTTTATTACTTAAAGTTTCCCCGCCTACATTATACCCACTACCAGTAGTTAGTTCCGTAACTCCCTGAAATGTAGTATATGTAATTTCTCCATCAACAGTAGCCGTCCACGCAGCTACTAAAATAATCTTAATAGTATCCGTAGTTAAATGAAGTGCGCCAAGAAGCAATTGTTCTTTCGCATTGTTAAATATAGCTCCGTCGCCTTCTGCCATTTTATTACTCCTTCTTTAATGGCATTTTTGTTGCCTTGAAATTAAGAGTTTTTAAGTTAACAACAATCGGCTCTGGTTTTTCTCCATTAGCAATTCGCTTCTCAACCAAAGCTTCACTTAATTCTGTTTGCTGTGAAACCAAATTCTTCCAGCGTTCATCTCCAGCTTGTTGCGCTTCTTCAATAACAGCATTAATTAATCCTAACCTGAACTCTATATCTCTAATTGAACATTTACTAAGTACTTCATTCATTCTATCCACCCAACTGGACATGCTGTAATCGTTCCACCAGTATATGCTGTACCCGCAACATCTAACTTAAAATAAATATTCTCTCCAAACATTCTTAATGATCTTCCGTCTTGTATATTAAAATTACCCAATCGAAGTAATTTAAATCCGTCTGCCGGATCAGCCAATGCAAATAATTCAAAGGGTTGATAAGTAGTAACTTCATCTTCATCAACATCAGAAAAGAAAAGTTCTATAGGATATGATTCACCAAATGCTGTCCCATATACAAATGCACTTAAATTTCCAATACTATCGGTATTGCCACCAGTTACATTAACCCATTTAATCCACACCTGAAGAAATGTAACAGGAGATGTTGGAGATTCTTCTCTAAATAATTGTTTTTTTCCTCTCGGAACGCCATCGTCATTAGGTAATGCAATCTCAAAAGTAGGCAACACCAAAAGTTGAGCCATATTAACCAAGCTCCCTAACGGTTACTTTATCAGCATTAATAATTCCAGCAGAACGACCTTCTTTATTTTCTTCTTCATACGATTCAATTGGCTTCTTAATAAGCGAGAGAGCATCGGCTGTCGAGTCAGGTGCAGCAGATTTCTCTGATGAGGAGATGTCAGAGATGGTAGGAACCGACGCTCTCTCTATATCGCCACTAAAAGAAAGAAACTCTTGCTTTAAACTTGGAGGTATGTTATACTTTAAATCTTCATCAAGAAGTATCTTTAATGCATTATCATCAGGCGCATCAGACTCGCGTGATATTTTACTTATACCTAATGCCTTTAATGTTTCATTGGATGAAGATATCGCCCCCTTAATAGAATTAAGCATCTTAACCCTATCATCAGTCGATATGTTATCAATACCTTTCCTATTAATATTATTCTGTATACTCTCAACAATAGCTAAAGTAGAAAGCGCAGATTGCGCCTGTACCATATCCACCATCATATGAAGATCGTTTCCACCAGATCGTTTCTTAATCAAGCGGATAAACTTCTTCACATCAATGCCCATAACTTCCTTAAGATCAGAATCATGGACATCTACTGGTGGAGAAATCTCTTTAATACCCGCCTTGCGTTGAGCTATTTTTTGTAGCTTTGCTTCTTTGTTCTTTTGTATTCTTTCTTTTCTTGCTCTTAACTTTTCAAGGCGGTCGGCAAAATCTTTTCTATTTTCGATATTAAAATAATTTCTCTTCATTATGATTCAAATGTTTCAAGATCATCAATAAGATCATCAAGTTCTACGATATCGGCCAGAAGCACAGTCATTTGACCCTCAAGAACAAGGCTCTGGGCTTCTAGTGAATCAGACGCCGCAGTTGCAGCATCAATTCTGTTCTGTATTTCATCGGCATATGCTTGCCATTTCAAGGCCATGATAATCCTCCGTGAATTATTATATCATTAACCTTCAGTAAATGTTTCTACATCATCAAGAAGGTCTTCAAGTTTTGCTAATCGGTTAGTTACAACAAGAAGATTTGCTTCTACAATCGCATTTTGCGCTTCAAGTGAATCATACTGAGCTTGAAGCGCATCCTTTCGATCTGTAATCTCAGCAATAAATTCTGCCCAAATGTACGCCATATTAATCCTCCGTCTAAATTTAGCGCGTAGCGCAGACTAATCCACCAGTCCACACTTTTCCCCACAAAAAAGTATAGAAACAGGATTCGCTTGCTCGCGAGGATATATTATAATCCGCGCTACGCATTTATTGTAAACATTTCAGGAAACATTTCGTCTAGTTGATAAAAGAATGCTATATCTCTTAATATTGAATGATTGTCTATTCCTATTGTGTGCTTTCCAATATACTTAACTTTTCGATTACATGCCTCTCTTAGAAATAATGGGAATACTAATTTAATAACTTCAGACTTAATCTCTCGTTCGTCTATAATTACAACGTCGCGTTTTAAATCATAATGAATTGCCATATTATATTTATATTGAATACCCACGAACAACTACTTGAATAGAACCAACAGTATATGTTGGGGCTACAGAAAGATAAAGATAATCCCAGGGATATAATGAAGCATTCATAAATGAATCTGAATATGTAGCAGCAAGGGCCGTAACTGGAGGAACAACTGTAAGTCTTTCTATTCCGCTAACTGGTGCTGCACTATTTTGTAATGTCAAAGGAGAAGCATGATTTGTCATAAGCGAATGTTTACGAAAATAAACTTGAACTCCATTAGCAGGTGGGCCTACAACATATGAAGTCCCATATCCCACATATCCAGTTATAATTAAAAATTTTCCGGTTTCATTTGCATGACTAAAATTATATGAAATAAGAACATCTATTAAACTACTAACATCGCAATCTTGTGGGTGTCTCCCTTTTCTAATCGCCATCGGGATTGTCGCCGTTATAGCTGTATTACTTGTAGCCAAATTTGGGAACGCAAAAGTCGTTGAATCAGTAAACACCATTTTCATATTACAATCCCTCTCTACTAAAGAAAAGAAATAGGGCGGTACTCAGCACGCCCAAACTGAAGTACCGCCCCACGCGGCTGCCGAACGATTGGCATATAATTCTACAATGAATCGTACATATATTTATCATTTATTCTTTCTTGCAAGTGAATACAAAGTCTGAAAAGAAACATTCAACAACTTACTCGCTAAAACAATGCGCCATTTCCCTGTTTCTTCATTTACCGTCAAATCTAACGCTTCTTTCGCTATCTTCCACCGTTCAACAGAACCAATCTTCGCGCCGTCAAATTTCTTTCTTAATTCAATCATATGTTCTTCGGGACATAACTCTAACAAATCATTAATAGTAGCCTTATCTTTAGTTGTTACTTTCGCTTCTTTTTTCGTTTCAGTTTTTCTACTATTATATTCCTTCAATAATAACGCTACCGCCGCTTTTAAATCATGTATATATCCATCAAGTGCATATTTCCCTAAGCATGTATGGTCTATATTCATCTGATCTCGTAACGATTCAATGGTTTCATTATACATTCGTTATATGTTTGTTTCGTTTGTAATGGGTGCCGGAACGAGGAAGGGAGGAAATCGAACCGGCACCCGCCGTCCATGCACACAAGGGTTTCGCAGCCTGGAACTGGAGGAGAACCCTTACTCGCATGATAACAAATACGTTACTTGTGTCAATGCTTTTATATAAAGAAACTACGATTCGCTTATATGCGCTTATAAGCACTGTTTGTTTGTTTTAATAATAGAATAAAAAAGAATATAAAGAAACGTAAAGAAATAACTTCAAATGCAAAACTATCTTTGGTGTGTATATTCAACCAGCGGTGCGCCGAGAGTGTCGCCATGTGTGAGATCGCCCCTGGGCCTACGCACCCAACGCTATATGCGACAGCAGGTTAAACTATGACGCAATAATTAATGTGACGTATAGGCGCGAAGTCGTTGTAAGTCGTTGTCACATATGGCGTTGCTGTGATTAGTAAGTATCATCGCGTATTCTTTGCGCTCAGGCGCGGGCGATCAGTCTTTATCGCATATCTTATGACATACCGTAATGGGTCAAAGCACCCACGAAACGGCGTCGTCGTAATCCTTCCGATATACCGTAACTGCTTGTCACCACTCCACTTAACTCGGCGCATATCTCATGCCGATACGTCCCGTTTGGGTCAAAGCACCCACACCAATCGTCAACTCATTGTAAACAAAGCACTTGGCCCATGGGTAAAATGACGCAAGTGGATCGTTGCTGTCTATAAGTTACGGTATAGTGCAACCCGTTCCAATTAAAGCGGTTGCGCCGCTCTCGCCTGGGTCAAATGACCCGAACCCGATTGGCGCGGTATATGCTAGGGGCGTAAAAGATACGGTATAACTTAAACCGTTGTCGTTACGTCACTTAGCGTTGGGGCTGCGTACCCAATGAACGCGCGCTTTTCAACTATAGCGCAATTCATAAGCCATGCCAAACCATGCCGGCATCTTTAACTCGTTGCAATCAAAGCACTTACGCAATCGTCGCTTCGCTTGGCATGCAGCTTGCAGTAGCCCGTCGCGACGCCGGAAGCGGTGAGCGCTTCGGTGTTAGTACGTTCATTGATAACTGAAACGCAAGCGTAACACTTTAGTAAGTGTTGCGCCTATACGTTTCAATAACCCATTACACGGGGAGCGTGTAACATGCCAAAAAAGATCGTCGTCACTTTGCAGACCCTTGTTGATCTTGCGAGAGAACTAAACTTGACGCAAGGTATGGAATCGGTTCTGCTCCATACCGGCGACAAGTATTTCGATGACACGAATACCGCAGCGATCTCACAACGTACAACTAACCCAGTCGTACAAGTGAAACGTGGCTTTAAGCAGCGCTTCATTTCGTGTTCGGTTCCGAACCTTCTCGGTGTGCTAGCGATGGTCGAGTCAATTGGAGTTGACAACATCATCGCGGCGCTCGACGAACACCGGACAAGTATCGAAACGCAGCGTAAGGCGAACGAGGCCGCGGCGCAAGCAGAGCAGGAAAAGGCTCGCAATGAGGCGGATAACCATCGTCCGCTCAAAAAGGTCATCGATCCAATCGACAAGCTCTCGAATCTTGCGAGAAGCTTGCAGGACGCGGGTCTTGACGCTGATCAAATCGCGTCCGTTTTGCTCAAGTCGAAATAGGGCGCTTTCGGCACGCGAAAAGAGGAGTCTAATAAGCTCCTCTTTTTTGTGCCTATGCTTCAGCTATACCGTAATTAATATGTTAAATCTCAATTGAGATATACCTTAAAAACGGCACTATATCTCAAATGGGTCTTTTAACCCACTTGGGTCTTTTAACCCACTTAAGATAATTGCGATATAGCTGAAAAAACTACTTCTTGGGGACTACTTTGGCGATTTTCCCAAGTTTTTTGGATTTCTTTCCAGAAAAGAGAGCAGTAATGTTTACTTTAGTTTCGCTTCGTGATGAAATGCTTCTAGAAAATCTCATGGTCGCTTTCGAGAGAAATCTAGAAAAATTTCAGGACTCGAACGACAGTGGAGAAATGAAAAGATTACTTGCAGAACGAACCAGGATTTTCAAGCGTATCGAAACAATAAATCCCGAAGTTGCTGTATTAATCTTAACAGGGGAGCGTCAAAATGTACGGTTATAAAACAAATATTTTGGCGAATGTTACAGATTTTTTGGTAACATTCGTGGCGTTCTGCTTTCCGTCTAAATTGTTACTTGAGTCTCAGTGGCAGATTATGGGATGGAATATTCCCATGATTATAGGGCTTTGGGGAGCATTTTTCTTTGTTGCTTTACGGAAAGGGAAATAATTTACAGTGTTATGGGTGTTGCCGGACTATCCTACATACCAGAATTCCGGCTTCCGTATCGCTACCTAATCTGTATTGAGTTGCAGAAAAAATTTGGATGCGACGTAGTAAACGTAGGGTGACACTGTAATTTTTTATAGAAGGGAGAAAAAATCATGAGTGACAAGATAGCGATATTCATCAAAGATTTCACTGGTAGTAGTAAATTTAGCGGTGACGCAAAACTTTACAGACTCAGTGAAAAAGTTGGGTATGATTGGGATTGGGACACAGAAATTTTCTTGAAACACACAGAATATGTGATAGTTTCTGCTCTTCGCGTCGCGTTTTCTGGCCCTGAGACTTACATTTTTCCAGCAGATCATGATGGAAATGTAATAAGCTGGTGTGAATTGGGTGGTAGTTTCAAAGGCGAATTAAATCATGAGAGAGCACTTCACAACATTGGATTTCTTATTGCGAAAGGAGAGTGAAAAATGTCACGCAAACTTTGCTTGCATGTCAGGAATTTTCGGAGTTACAAGCGTGACGACATAGTGAAAACGATCAACGAATTAACAATGAAGGTAATTCCTATCGGGATTACCAAAGATTCTTTGGGCCATGTCTGTACTCGTCCGATGAAACCAGAAAAAATTGCGCGTATTGCTTCGGCAATTCATGCGAAATGATGTAAGTATTATCACTTTTTGGGAGAGCGTCATTACTGGCTGAATTATGGGACGACAAAACGAGAATTCCTGACAGGATTCTTAGTACAAATCGTCCAGCGTGTCAGCGTGAAGCGGAGTTTATAGACATTAACTTCGCCAGTACTTTTGTTACTGCTATCTCACGGGGGGAGTAGCGAGTATCGTGGTGAAAGATTAAGTAGCCGACGAGATTACTCCCCCTATTTTTCTATTATTTATTATTAGTTACTTGGCGTTCGTTACACAATTTTCTGAAGGGAGTAGTGTATGAGCCAAAAAAGTTTACTTAGAGATTTTAGAAGTTGGAATCATTTTATGTCAAGTAAAAGGAGTAATAAAATGCCTACCATTCATCGTCCACTATATGAAATCGCAAGGGAAATTCGCAAAGATTGGGGGAGTAAGGTAAATTATGCAGCGAAACCATACCTTGATGCTATGGAAACGCTTGATAAAATTACTGACAATTACATGATGGATAGTGGTATGTCCATCGTGTTATATTTTCTCAGTAATGCGAATACGTGGCGCGGCGAAACAGCGAAGAAAATCAAGAAAGAACTGAAACTCATGGCGAATAGCAAAGGATAATCATATAAAATTATCCTTAAATTCTTCTGGCGTCTTCAGTAATTATCCGCTCACTATAATAGTTACTGGAGTGGGGAAAGGGGATGCGACTCAACCTGGGTTATGTAAGACAATAATAGATGATGGCCGTCTACTTACTTCGGAGTTGCACGCCAGAAATTACTGAAGTAATGTGCGGAGTGTGCGAAAATTCTCCTGCTAATCACAGGCATACGCAAAGCATAATGCTTTGTAATGTATGACCAATAGGTAGATACCCACCATATAGGGTGTAGGCGGCGGTGATTTCCGCGACGAATATGGACTCCGCACTAGATTTTTTTGAAGGGAGTAACGTGATGATCACAAAATTTCAGGCACTTAATCTTTGCACGCACGGCAGAATTATTTACGATAAGGTATATAAGAATGCCGATGGTTCGCCGCAAAGATGGAGAATTAATGGGAAAATACAAACATGGAAAACAAGACCAAATGAATTTTGCGTTCCAATTAAGCATGGACTTAGAGATTATCTGTACTTAACTGAACGCAATTGCATGTGTTTTTCCCTTTATCCTGATCTAAGCGACAAATAATTACTGCCGGAGTGGTGGAATGGTAGACACAACAGACTTAAAATCTGTCGGCAGTAATGCTATAAGAGTTCGAGTCTCTTCTCCGGCACCAGAATTTTTTAGAAGGGAGTAATAATATCATGGTAAAAGAAAAATTCATAGCAAATGACGCAAGGTTGAGAATAAGTCAGGCAAGAACAGGGTTTCTCGATCCAAGATTTGAGATAACATTAGAATATTTAGATGAATTACTCTATGAATTGCATAAATGGGAAGAACGGGTCAGAGAAGAACGCACAATACTTACAGAAAAAATAGAGAAAGAAACGGAGGAAATATAATGAATACTTTAGTAGAACGCTACATGCATAATGGATACAAGGTAGAAATTCATCAGGACGACAATCCAAATTCTCCTAGAGATTGGAGCAACGCTTGTATTATGGCTCTTTTCCATAACAAATATACTTTAGGTGATAAGCATGATTTTTCTGTGGAGAGTCTTAAAGATTTTATGGTGCGGAGCAATTGCTTTCGCCTTCCAGTATATATATACGACCATAGTGGGATAAGTATTTCCACCAGTAGACGATGGCCATTCAATTGTCGCTGGGATTCTGGAATGATTGGGTATATATTTATTACTCGCAAGAATGCGAGAAAAGAATTTGGGAGTAAGCTTTCGGAAAAAGAACTGGAAGAAAAAGCATTAAAATGTATGGAACAAGAGGTAAAAATCTACAATCAGTATCTTGTTTGGGATGTATATGGTTATATAATCTTCGGCAAAGAAGGCGAAGTTTCTGATTCATGTTGGGGATATTATGGAGTGGATGCTGCAAAACAGGAAGCGAATAGTATTATAGATGCGGTTGATCCGCCATTAATTCCAGTGAAAGATACTGAATTATTTCACTGTTAACTTTGAATTATCACGGCGCGGTTTGGTGTATGCTCCCTTCGCTGGCCGCGCCGATATCAATTTGTTTTGGGGCCATTATGCTAGTGAAAGGGTAGCTCCCATCAGAAGTAGACTAGCCTCTATTGGCCCTACGGTTTCTTAGAAAGGAAATCTTTATGTATGTTATTGTTCTTTCAGGAAAAAGCCAATTGAGTGAATAGACAATTGGCAGATGATGGAGATTATTGGTGTAAAGATACTGCCGGTTTAATGTATGCTCGTTTGATAATTGCCAAGGCGAAGGGAGAATAGTAATGTACCGTGTATTCACTAGAACCTGGTGGAAAAATAATCCAAGTTGGCCGGACAGACGGGAGCCATGCCCAGGGAAAAAACACACCATTAGAAAAAATGTGAAGACAGAATTTGAAGCTCGTACTATTTGTAATAATTACAACACCACACATAAGCCTGGGAAATTATCACGGAAGGCAGAATATGAGGAGCAATGAAAGTAACAATAAAAGTATTACCATCCACACACGGACGCAGAATAAATTGGCGCGTTTACTTTCCGAATGGTGATGAATTTTCTCTACTCGGAAAGGATGAGTTTCATCTTAACAGTATATGGCAGAATGAAATTAGGAATAAAGGAGAGAGTAAAATTATTACACAAGCAAGACTTAAAGAAGAATTTGGGGCGATGCTTACAACAATATTAAAAGAACCTGGAGCTTCAGTTACGTTTGATGATTCGGGTTTCTTTGATTCATTAAAGGAAGTGGAATAAAATGAGTACGAATCCCTATACTAATCCAAAAATAAATTCAGATTATTGCGTCAGATATGCTACATGGGTAGAGTTTCTTAAACAAGGAAAGAATAAATTATCTCGCCCTATTGCTAATAATACTAAAGTAATAGGTATGCCAAATGAATCAATAGGAATAAAATTACATGATACTATTATTATTGAGATTCTTGAGAATGATTCTGTAATTTTGAATAGCGGTGGATGGCGTATTATTACTACTAAAGATCGTATCAATAGATTTGCAGGGCGTGGTATTAATGTATGGCAGAATAAAAAGATTTGGTATGTAATATGTGGCAAAAGAACGGTTCCATTTGCAGATGGAATGATAATTACTTGGCGCGGTACAATAAAGTACGCCGGAAAGAATCCCGATGCTTTACTAAAGTTAGACAAGAAAGCCGTAGCTTATTGTAAGAAGTTTATTGAGCTATTCCTTGCTGGTAAGATAGAAAAACCTGGAGCCGGTGATTGTTTCTTCTGCTCTATGAAAGATCAAGCTACTGGTAAAACACTTGGAGATAGTAGTGGAATGCTCCACTCTGGAGAGTCACATATCAAGTCACACATCAAAGAAAAATATTATGTACCATCTCTACTTTATAATGCAATGACAGATAGCCGCGCATTAATGAGCATGGTTGCGAAGGATACTGTAGCTAGAATTTGGTATTGGAAAGAGAATAAGCTGGAACCCTATAACCCAAAAGCACTTGACCACTGGAGGGATATCGCAAAACATCAGATATACCGTAGTTTATTACGCTATATCCGTACAAGACTTGGACTTGCAACATAAATAAATCTTGACCGATTTTTGCCTTGGCTCTACACTAGGGTTATTCATTAAGCACCTGGAGCAATCATGTATACAATGCGAGTTAGATCAATAGGGGGTAATCCATCCCCAGATTTTAATAAATTTATTAAAGAATTTAGTACATCACTAGCATTAGAGTTGGACAGTATAGAGGTTATTGTCACTGGTGTTAATTTTTTTCTGGGTCGTCAAGATCATTTTACTATACATGGGTTTCGCCGGAGAGGGGGTGGGCCACTCGAACACGGGCATTGGGTAAGTGTTAATCAAGTGATTAACAGTATCCTTGATAGGATGGAGGTCGTAGCTTTTGTGTGTGCTACTGAATCTACTAGTACATATACAGTACGATCTTCGAGAGAGGAGTGATAGTATTGAGATACTAGTATTCCTAGTTGTGTTTATAATTATTTTATTAGGAGAGAGTAATAATAAATTGGACGAAGAGATAGACAACAGTTATTTTATAAAAGAAATGAAAAGGATTCATGATGAAAAACGAGAGAGAGACAAAAGATATTGGAAAGATTGAAGATGATCTTGCTGGTGACATCTTGAAACAACCAGAAGATATTCCTGGAGTTATCCTAACAACAAATCCTTGGGATTCAGAAGAAGTAAAGAATGATGTTTATGATAGACGGGACAGCGAAGTAACAAGAAATATTTTTACACTTACCATTCCTAACAATCAATACTTAGAAAATGGACAGGAAAATCCAGGCTATCATAAGCTTTGTATTGGTAGGGATTACTCTCAGTTTCAACCAGAGGACAGCATAGAATGTGTAGTTCTCAAGAGAGTACGCCCGAATATTGAGAGTGTCCCTTATAATGAATCGAGAGGATTAGAACCGTGGGAACGCACAGTAGGATATTCTCTTGATGGAATCAGGCCAACACCGAACGCCAAAGGAGAATATTTTCAATCCTGTATTGATCCTTTCACCAGCAAACCTTATGCTATGTGTTCACAAGCAACAGAGTTTAATAAACGTGAACGAGTTGTTAAATCTCTTGACACCGACACGTCAGTAATTACAAACAAAGATTACTCATATTTACCTAAAGAAACTAAGATAGAATGTTGTGGAGAATGCCCCCGCGCCCGTTGGGGTAACACAATGACAGCAGAAGATAGAAAGAAATATGGTATCAGATCAGTAGAGACAAAACCATCATGCGACGAACACATACTTATGTATTGTTGGCACCTTACTAGAAAACTTCTCTTTGTTGTGTATTATAAGAGAGCTTCTTTGAGTAAGGCTGATAGTTTTTTGGCTGGATTTAAAAGAAGTTCAGGGCCGACTGGAAAGAAGGGTATACCATTGTATAGATATATTTCTCTTCTTTCAGTCGAAGTTGTATCAGCATACGTTATTCCTGTAATCACAAATACTGGAAAGGAATCTGATTACAGCGTAATGAAACCTGTGGTCGAATGGTTTGAAGAAAGGGAAAGCGAATTTATCAGGAACCAAGCACTCGTTCTTCAGGAAATGAAAGAGAAAAGTGATAAGGATACAGAATTTCCTGCCGAACAATCTTAGTATAGGAGGATACAATGTCTGCTCAGGTAGACGATAGGAAAGTGCGGAAGCCAAAAAGTCCGACCGACCCAACAATTAAGGGAATGAAATCTCTTTCATGGATGTTTGAGAATCTTTCTGAGAAACAGTTGGGATTAGTATTTGGTTGGGCATTTGAGCAATATGCTGAAAAGGCAAAGAAGTTTAAGCAGTATATTACTACTTAGTACTTTAATGGTGTGGGGGTCAAGATATTTTTGGCCCCCACTTCAGTTACTTGTTGTTAATTAACCATAAAGTAGACAGGTAACATGCCGAAAGTAATAAATGATACGATGGTTAATCTGAATAATAATGATAAGCTTATGATTAGGCGCATTGGATACAGAGAATGCGCTGATCTTCTTTGTAAATCTGAAGGTTACATTAGATATCTCACATCAAAAGGGGAAAAGAGAATGCGAGAAAGCGAATTGGAAATGCTTAGGAGAGTGGAGTAATGTTCTTAGAAAAGATTACCGAATTTCAGCAGGTGATTGAGGAATATTTGAAAGGCGAAACAATTGAAATAATTAATAAAGAGGGAAAACCTATCTATCCTTCACTCAGTACATTTGAATATTTGGCGGCTGGTATTGTGCATAAATTTCTAATGAGTGATCTTTGTGCTAGAGATTATAAAGTTACATATCTAGCATTACTAGAGGGAAAACAAAAAGAGCATGAAGCGATTTTATTAGAAGGAGAAGATGATTTACCATGATGCAATTTATATTAAATGCTTTAATGATCATTGGCGTGATATTTTCAGTTCTTGCGCTTTCTGTTGTATGCGTGTTCTTCTTTACATTCATTAAAACAATCTTTCAGTTTACTGGAATAATTAATAGGAGAGATAAACATGAGTAGTGATATGAATAAGTTCGAACGAAATCAGTTAGACAATTATATTACTGGACACTATGGAGAAGATCAATTTAAACCGTGGGATTGTCCGAAGTGTGGTGCTGTGGATATTCCAGAAGATGAGTCGATATGCCCTGAGTGTGAGTATAATGTAGAGACAGACACAGAGAAGGAAAAATAAAAGAGATGAAAATTTGTGTGAAATGTAGAAGGGAAATGTTTTGTGATAAAAATAGTGTGGGTGCAGATTTTGGGAATGGTCATGTATATCCAGCAGATCGTTTTAAATGTAGAGGATGTGGAATTGAAATATTAAATAGTAATGAACTTCCAAGTTATGATCCAGAGTATAAGTTCCAATCTGAATATTTAGAAATGAAGAAGGTATGAAATGAAACTAAAGACCGGAGAAATAATTGACCTATCTCGCCCTGAAACTTTTTATCCTATTCATTTTCATTTGTCGCCTACCATGCTTTCCACCAGTAAGAGTTGCGGACAAAAATTCTTTTACAAATATGTCAAAAGAATTAAGCCATTAAAAGAGAGTGCATCATTATTGCGTGGTCGCGTTGTTCATCGTGCTATGCAGTTATGGTTAATGAGTAAGCAATCTGCAATGCCAGGATGGGAACAGTACGCGGACATGCCGATAGAACAATTAGTCAAAATTATTCTTTGGGAATATGCATATAGGACTGATGATGTGTATGATGCTATTCAATCTAGATATGAATTTCCACATGATAAACGAGGATTTTATTCTTGGGAAGAGTTCCATAAACAAATGATTACTTCTATTTTTTTACTTAGGAAGTATATCACAAGTAGAAATATATATCCAGTAGTTGTCAATGGAGTTCCGGCGATTGAATTGTCATTAACTTATCCGCTAACTACAAAAATACAAGTAAAGAATATTGTGGACATGATAGGAATAGACACAAGTAACGGAACTACATCTGTATATGATTGGAAAATTGGAATGCGTAAGTATGCAGTAAAAGATGGTATTAGTGAAGCCAGGACTAATGATGCTGTTATATCTTATGCTTGGGCCGCTTGGAAAAGTTTTGGAGATAAAGGGATTGGTTTGTATGAATGGCCTATTAACACAAAGATAGTTAGATCGGTGGTAAAGAAAAGTGGAGAGCCGTCTGACTCAGTAGAAACCGATGGAATAATTGGAGTCGAATCTTTCCATCGCCCAATATCATATAAAGAATGTATGGAATTTTTAGATGAAGCACAAATATCTCTTAATCAAATTTCTAATATGATGCTAACTAAAAATAAAACAGGCATGTGTATATCAATGTGTGATTATTCTTCGTTATGTTTGATGGGTACAACAGATGGATACGCACAAGTAGTAGAAGTTGAGGACGAGGATTCCGATGAAGGGGAATAGTAATGAAATATATTGTTCCTGGCTTCGGAGATACAGAAGAAGAAAGGGTGGAGCATGGAAGATTCGGGCCAGAATCTATATGCTTATGCCCTAATGAAGAATGTGGCAGTAGAGAGAAACATAAACTAAAATTCTATGTTAATAAAGGAACACGCAAGGGAGCGTTTCAATGTTTTCATTGTGGAATAACTGGAAAGATAGCAAATTCGGCAGATATTCAGGAGTATGAAGAGGAAATAATATCAATAGATAGCACAGTACTTAATGAGTATATACAAATACTTATTGACTCATTAGTAATTACTAAAGAATTAAAAGAATATTTCTCAACTAATCGTAATGTAGACATGGATATAATTAAGAAGTATTGTATAGGACATAGTATTGACAGGCCAAAATATCCCGATTTAGATATAGCAGTACAGATTGGATTAATGAATTATGATAATGAAAAATATACTAACAAATTTTATAGACGTATCATTTTCCCCATAAAGATACAAGAGCAATGGACATTCGTAACTGGTAGATCATGTACTGGATTAAAACCAGAAGCAAAATTTATTAACACACATAATTTTGGTAAGCATATCCCTGTATTTAATTATGATTTACTTTGCGGGAGTTCCAAAAAAATCTATGTATGTGAAGGTATACCAGATGCATTAGCAATGGAAACTGCTGGATATGATTCATGTATTGCTGTTCTTGGGGCGGGAAATTTTCCAAAGAAAATAGCAGAAAAATTTAAAGGTAAAACGGCGGTATTAATATTTGATAATGACTCTGCTGGAATTACTGGTAAATCAAAAGCTATTGAATACTTAATAGAACATGACATAGAAATTACTTTAGTTGATTTACCAGAAGGACATGATGTATCAGATCATTTATTTAATGGTGGTTCTATAGTAGAGAAACAAGTTGGAAAAAGTATCGTACAAAAAGAATTAATGTACATTAGATCGGGTGACAATTTAATTCTTTTTGGATATGGCGTACCAAAAGATTATGATATAATATTTGCTGTCAGAGATATAATAGAAAGAAAACAAGTAATTCGTGCAACGGTTGACGTTATATACAGGGGCGGTTTTAAGTATCGTGGAGTTGTTGATCTTTCAAATGTAAGATCAAGAGCGTCGTTTGCTATTCACTTGTATGATACAAATAATACTATAGATAAGAAGCAATTAAAATCTTTACTTAATGATTTAAATATTGGAGTCGCACAACAACTGGAGGAAAAACAGGAAGACAAGGAAGCCAAAAAAGAATATGTAATGAGTGAGGATGAAAAACGCGAGGCTATTTCGTTCTTGTCTTCTGGTAGATTGTTGTTTAAAGTAAAGGAAGCATTAAGAAAACAACAAGTAGTAGGAGAAGACATTAATAAAATCTTAGTGTACTTAATATTTACATCACGAATCATGCCACAACCAATATCAGCAATAGTAAAAGGCTTATCATCTTCTGGAAAGACCCACTTAATGAAAAAAACAATGACCCTCTTTCCACCAGAGGGCGTATTTATGATTCAAGAAGCTACCGCCAAAGCATTCTATTATCTTGGAGAGAATGATTTGATGCATAAGATGATAGTAATTGGCGAAATGCATGGCACTGAAGATTCAGAATATTCTATTAGGGAAGCACAGGATGGGATAGGTGAAGGCGATCTTATTATTATGACAGTGCAGAAAGATTCAGACACTAATGAAATGGTAACTGTAACTAAGAGAGTTAAAGGCCCATGTGGATTCATTACTTCTACTACAAATCCTGAGATTAACCCAGAGAATGAAACGAGAAACTTTTCTATCTTTGTACAGGTAAGTCCAGAGAAGGTACAGGAAACTGCTGTTGTTCTCGAAGAACAGTACTTAGGAACAGCAGCAGGATTATCTAAGGAAGAGATTATATTATTTCATAATGCACAACGCTGTTTAGAAAAGGGATTAAGAGTACGAATACCATATGTTAAATCAATACTCGATGCATTTCCATCTAGTCCAATCCGCGTCATGCGTGATAGAGTTAGGTTTCTTACTATTCTTGAGACTATAGCAATTTTCCACCAGTTTCAATCTGGTAGAAAAATTATAGACACCGATGAAGGGAGATTTGTAATAGCAAATTTGTGCGATTACAATATTGCTAGAATACTTCTTAACGAAATACTTGTAGAAACTCTATATGAATTACCACCGAAGGCTAAAGATATTTATTATAGAATTATAGAGGAAAAAAATAAATGGAAAGAATATGAGCCTTCTGTTAATAATACTTTATTTGGAGATGAATATGAAAGAGTAGAATCTAATGAACAATTCTCAATAACATATAAAGACATAGCAGAAATAATGCACATGAAGAAAGAAGAAATTTATAAATGGTCGAAGCCATTAAGAGATCATGGCTATCTTGATTACTTAGATCATGGCGGTGGGCGTGGAAAAGAAACACGATTAATACCTATTGATAAAGATTTTTACGCTGGCTTCTTGCCAACGGCGAATGAAATTGCGGCACAATTTAATGATATGTATGGAGAAAAGATTTACGATCCGATCACTGGTGATGAACATATAATTGAGAAACCACAAGAGGAACCGATACCGCAAGACATACTCGATGAGATAGAGGGGTCAGGTTCAGACATACCAGAAGGAATCGGCCATGACTGAAACCCTACTAAACCCTCTCTAAACCCTCTCAGAAGGGTTTATGGTGTATTAATCGAGAGGTAAAGAGTGTGCATGTATAGCGTTGGGAGCTTGTGAAATGTTGCACAGAAAACCCTTCTTACCCTTCTGGGGAGATACCCTATGTTTTTACACGGTTATTCATTAAACTCATTCATTAAACAAGGGTTAAATGTATATATTGCAATCACTTATTAGAACCGCAAGGGGGGGGTCAGGGATGTACCCCTTGCGGAAGAATGTTCATTAGAGTAAAATACAACCCTGTGCGGTAGAAGGAGTTACTTAAATATGGAACGAGTAACTTATTTAACCGCAAAGACTTGAGTGTAACTCTATATAATATAACCAAAGTGTTGAGTTATAAGCATTTAACCCTAACCCTGTGCGGTAAAAGGAATTAATTAAATATGAATCAGATAACTTATTTAACCGCAAAGGATTGGAAAAGTGCCTAATGAATCTGTTTCCGCAAGGGGTCAGTCCGATACCCCCCCCCTTGCGGTAAGCGTAACCATATATCAATAAAAAAGATAAGGTAGTTTTAATGAATAAGTTTAATGAATCAACACGAATTTTAAGCCTTGATCTAACCGGAAGGGTAAAAAGGGTTTTCCGTGAAATGTTTCACAAGCTTATAAGATCGCGTGCGATCATAAGATACGATTTGTTTAATACAACGTAAACCCTTCTGAGAGGGTTTAGAGAGGGTTTATAGGGTTTAGGGAAGGACAAGCTAGAAGGTCTGGGTAGCGAGTGTATAACTAGCCTCTGTCTTTCCCTTCCAGTAGCGATCAAATCGCCGGTAGGGTGAAAGGCCCGCGCTTACTAGCCTTTTAACTGTAGGAGGATACAATGGCTAGGCATACAGGTGAAGAGTACTATGTACTTACAGCAAAACAAGTCATGTTTATCAGAAAACAAATGGAAAGAAAAGAAATGACCATGTTAGAACTAGCAGAAAAAGCAAGAGTAAATTCAAGTACATTTGTTCAAGCATTTAGACGAGTAGATGCTAATGGAGAAACTACTATTAGTACGTTTGTTTATAAACCACTGATTAGATTTTTTCACGGTATGGGAAAATCCGAAAGAGTGTAGTTATTTTGTAAAGACGTAGGTGCCTGAAAAGATATAATTATTCATTTAGGTTAAATGCGTTTCGCAGCCTACGTCTTTATAGAAAGGCAATATGGGTACTACAGATTTAAGGAAAGGTAGAAATATAAAGTACTATTGGCTTACCAGAGAGCAAGTAATATGTATTGAAAATGAAGTTTATGGTTATGGTTCGTCAATGGCAGGTGAAATAAGGTTATTGGGATTAAGAAAAGATACGATACTTAGCGCATTTAGAAGAGCGCATGATGATAAGAGAACAATGATACAATCTGAAATATACAAATTATTACTGAATAGATTTCCTAATATGGGAGAGTGTGAATTTGCACAACAAAAAGGAAGCAGAGCAGGCAGAAAGGGAAAACTCTCACTTAAATAATTGCTTAAAAGTAATTGATGAAATAATGAAGGAATGTAGAATAGTAGATAAGCAAGAAGATATGGTTGATATATCTAAGAAAAACGAGTGGAGGAAACTTAGTACAGGATGTGCAATATGGAGAAGGAAATCGTAATTGAAAGGTATGGAATAGACCCTGATACTATTGGCATTATAAATTTAGGATGGTCGATCATAGATGAAATGCTAATAGTAATGACAAAGGATAAAATTCATGGTAGCAAATCTTGTGAAGGGAATAATAAGTTTACTAATCGCGATAATTTTGCTTACACTAGTGGCGATATTTTGGATGATAGACTTCTTTATTATTACTTTTACGAGATTGGGAAAAAACCTAAGAGAGAAGTTAAAGCTTGCTCGGAACATGCTCAGATAATAATGGACTCAATGAGAAGGGATGATGAACATGATAAATAAGATCATTATTTTTATATTGGCTAGCATAGGAGCATTAATACTTATTGCCGAAATACTGGCAACCTATTCTTCTCCAGTGATTAAAGGAAAAGATTTTAAATATTCAATGACAAAGAATATATATAGAATGTCTTTGGTAATACTACTCGAAATTGGAGTGGTTATAGCATGGATAATTACGAAAGAATAAACGATGCTACTAGATGTTATCTTGCGTTTTTATATAATGGAATACTAATATCTCAATATAAGATAGAGGCAGAAGCATTTGATGATATATTTGATATGGCACATGATAATCAAGACATTCCAATTAAATATGCAATGCACAATAAACTGTATAAACTAATGAAAACATTCTTATCGTTAGCAAATTACTGTTATCATAATAGAGAATTTATAATGCATAGATTACCTAATGGAAAAGAAATAGAAACATTATCTGAGTCTGAGTTCATGTTTTATTACAAGTCATACCTTCAGTGGATATCTGATAAGAAGGGAAAAAATTGATGGGCAATGTAGATTGGAAAGGTGTTGGAGAACTTCTAAATATACTGCTTATTCCAAAGGGAACATATAGAGAGAATATGGTACAATCTAGTGAGGAAAGCTTAGTTCTTTTTATAAGTGTGTTTAAAAATTATTGGAAAGGTATTAATGCTGAGAGTAGTTTATTAACATTACTGTTAAAAGAAAAGAGCATGGACTTGGTAGATATTGCAGAGGCCGAATTACTGTCAAGAGGTAGCACCGATGTTGAAGAGACAAGCTGAAATATTTGCTGGCTTAATGATACAAGCATCAATGCATGAGACAATAGATAGAGAACATATTATGGAAGCAGTAGAATATGATGTAAATCATTATGGCATAATTAAAGAAGCATTAATATTAGCTGGACATAAATTAGTAATGGGCGATAAATTGGAATATGTCGTTCGCAACGGGGCCGCAAACTCCTACCCCCGCGCCGACGTCGGGCCGCTAGCACGAGCCGCGCTTGCGCTACGTCAACTAATCCTCCAGCGCGAATTGGGCAAGTGGGTATGCGAGGCCGACAGCGATTTGCTTCGCGCCTTTGCCAACACGGTCGATTGCACCCGAGAGTGCCAGGGACGCGGCAAAGGAGAAACCATGAACGATAGAGACGACTTCGGTTGGCCGATTCGCATGGTCAACGGCGTACGTTTGTGCGCGAGGGAAGGATGCAAGGACGAGGAGTTTCGCATCGACGGCTACTGCTCCATCTACTGCCGCGA